CAATTGTGCTATGCGCGCGCGCCGCGCGCCGCGCAATAGTGCCGCCGCGCCGTTAACCGAAAATTAACCATCGCACCAGCGGGTACTTGCAAAACGCGGCGCGCCGCGTTATGTTTAGATCATGGAAGCGCGGAGATAGTCGAAGCGCCCATAACCGAAAGGAAACTAAAAATGTCTAAGGAAATCGCAAAGTTGGCCGTTGTCGCCCCGGTGTCCCGTTCGCAGGCCGCGCCGTTCGCCGACAAAGTGCGTGAAATGTGCAGCGGCGCGGGCGCAAGTGTCGCGCAGATCATGGCGGCGCTGAAACTGTCCGACCGGGAAGCGCGCCGCGTTATCGACCACATCCGCGCGAAGGAAAGTTACGACGCCTTCCCGCGCGTCGGAAAGGCCTTCGTTTATCGTGGGCTCGACGGCAAGGGGTTCGCCCCGAAGGCCAAGTAACACAAACGCGGCGCGCCAATGGCGGCGCGCCGCCCCTCAAGGGTCTAAGGCAATGTCCAATCTTTCCCCCGCCCAACGCGCCGCCCTAGTAGATCAGGCATGGCGCGCCATGCAAACCGCAACCACCGACGCCGCATTTGAGCGCGCGCGGGCAGAATATGAAAGGCTAATCAAATGTTAACGAAGTTCTACGCGCCGCGCGCCATTGCTCACCCCGCCGCTTGCGATGCAACAAAGCGCAAGGCTAACCGCGCGGCAATCCAAGCGCGCCACAGGGCGAAGAATAAACTTTTAATCGAAGCGCGCGCCATGTGCATTATTGTTGCGCCGCCAATTCGTAAGCCCCGCTATACCGGGCGCGCATAGCTAAAGGCGCGGCGTACCCCCGCCGCGCCTTAACCCCCTGTTAACCGCATAGGGTCCGTTAACTATACGGGGCCGGGGGGATCCCAGGCGTCGGTCGAGTTCATCCCTGGGGGAGACCCCCTCATTCCTGAGAGGGTCCCCTTCTGGGTCTCAGTGCACCTTCCTGTTCTCGAAATATGAGAAGCTGGTCTCAGTGCTCCCAGGGTCGGTGTGGCAGTCCACAAGCAGCCGTGGCACGCCATCCTCCTTGTAGACGAGCAGAGCGTCACTGCCATCAGGCCCATCGGCCTGCCGCGATGACAACTCGTGCTCGTGCCCTCGCCCGAGCCGCTTGAAGCGGTCGAAGCTGATGGCCTTCCAATGCACGTTGAGCAGGTCTCTCATGTGGAGACTCCCAGGCGACCAAGCGCCTAGCACTACCCTGCACCCATGATTGTCCCTCGCAAGTGCCAAAGGTACACAGGGCCATGGGAGAGACTCCAGCAGAGATCAGCAGCTACCGCCGCGACACGCGCGTCATACGAGCGGTGATTATCTCAGGCTGGGTGATGACACTGCTCATGACCTTCGGCCTCATAGGCGCGGCGGTGGCACTGTGGTACGCGGGGATCGAGGTCCCAGACGAGCTGAAGCAGTGGGCGGCGATGAGCCTCGGCTTTCTCTTCGGGACTTTCCCGACGATGCTCCGCGACTACATCGCAGCCGCGTCTGACTAGAGCTGGCCGATCAGCCTGATCATCAGGTCCATCCGCGTCTTGTCAGGGATGCCCTCTGAGAGGGGGTGGGCCAGGTGCTTGAGCTGCTGGACAGTCCGGTCGTGGTCGCCGTCCAGCGCCAGGAACGGGACCCCCATGAAGTGGAACACCTCCCCCTGCCGGAGCTTGAGCGACGCGGCCTCGCCGATGAGCCTCTGCCGCAGGCGCTCGTGGTCCTCCATGGACAGCACGATCTTGGCGCTGCCGTTGATGTCGAGCCGCGTGAGCGCCTCGCTCAGGTCGATCATCAGCAGGTTGGTCGGGTTGTCTCTCTTCACATGTGCCATGTCGTCCTCCTTGATGATGGTGCCTCGTCTCTTGATCATGTCAACCTCCGGGCTCCCACCAGTGTAGAGCGAGCATCGCGAGGCCTCCTCTGGGCCTCCGCACCGAGGCTTGGTGCTCACGTTGCAGTACCAGCATGGATGGTCCATCACCAACCCCCTCGAAATTCCTCGCGGTGCTCAGGGTAGCCCTCGTCAGTGTCACCGAGCTCGCGACGCCAGTGAGTGCACCTGAACCACCTGTCATCATCATCGCTGACCACGGTGCGGATCTGGTATCGCTCGAGCCAGACCTTGCTGTAGGGTCCGGTCCTCACCGGGAGCCAGGCGAACTTGGTTCGCCAGAGAGCCTCGAAATCCCTGATCATCTTGCGGACAGCAGGGTTGTCCATGTCGATGCTGCTGAATCTCATTCGCCCAGCACCATGCGCAGCATGCGCGCCGTCGAGATCAGGTTGGCGAGGTTGACCCCCATCGCCTGCTCGAGGCCCCGATGCTGAGGGGCGGCCGAGCCGGGAGGGGGCAGCATCATCACCGCCTCGTCGAGAGCGCGCAGGAAGTTGTCGAGTGCCACCTTGCGCTTGGCGATGGCCACGATGTTTGGGGTCTCGGTCATGTCGTCTCCTTTGGTTCGAATAGTCTTCCGCCAAGGCACTTGCCACCAACGTCGCGCTCCTCGCGGCAGTCGCCCCAGATGGCCTCGCCATCGACAGGGTCGATACCCATGATCTGAGGGTGCTTGCAGAAGTGGCTGTGGCTCAGCTTCTTGTGCCACTTGCACTCGATGCAGAGGGACTGGCTCTTCACGAGCACAGCCTCTTGACGCGATCCATGACCGAGCCGACCTGCTCCACGCACTTGAGCGACTCCTCCTCGCCAACGATGCAGATGCTGGTGCCGCCGTCGGCGGTGCCTGTTATCCGCGTGATGTGGGCGATGTTCACATAAGTGCCGAAGGTGCCGTTCCCGAAGACGGGGCGGCACTCTAGATGGATGAACTTGGACATTGCACCTCCGTTGGTTGCACCCCCTATGTGCCCCCTGGGGTTGTCGCGGGCTATCCACAACTGTATGTCGATCGGCACCGGATGTCCGGAGGAGTGGTAGATGTCTGCCGAGCAGAATGTCATTTGGCGACCCCAGGCGGGATCGCAGGAGATCTTCCTAACAAACGAGATCCCAGAGCTGCTGTACGAGGGCACACGCGGCCCCGGCAAGACAGACGCGCTCATCATGGACTTCTGCCGCGATGTCGGACAGGGCCATGGCCCAGCGTGGAAGGGCATTCTCTTCCGGCAGACCTACGCGCAGCTCACGGACGTGATCTCAAAGTCCAAGAAGTGGATCCCCCAGATCTGGCCGGGCGCGCGGTACAACTCCGCCGAGCACTTCTGGCACTGGCCGAGCGGCGAGCAGCTTCTCCTCCGCCACTTCATGAAGGAGGACGACTACTGGAACTATCACGGTCACGAGTATCCATGGATCGGGTGGGAGGAGCTCTGCAACTGGGCCATGCCTGGAGGCTACCTCCGCATGATGTCCACGAACCGAAGCTCGGTCAAGGGTGTGCCGAAGCGGATTCGCGCGACGACCAACCCGTATGGACCCGGCCACAACTGGGTGAAGTTCCGGTGGCGTCTCCCAAGCCATCGAAACAAGATCATCACCGACAGTCTCGACGAGGACGGTCGCATTGAGCCGCCGCGCGGGTCGATCTTCGGCAGTCTCTACGAGAACAAGATTCTCCTCGAGAACGACCCGGACTACATCAGCCGACTGCGCAGCTCCGCGCGCAACGACGCCGAGCTCCAGGCGTGGCTGTATGGATCGTGGGACATCGTCGCTGGCGGCATGTTCGACGACGTCTTCCGCTACAACTACAATGTGGTGAAGCCATTCGCGATTCCGCACTCGTGGCGCGTCGACCGCAGCTTCGACTGGGGCTCGAGCAAGCCCGCGTCCGTGGGTTGGTGGGCAGAGTCGGATGGCAGCGACTACATCGACCATCGCGGCAACGTGCAGTCCTCTGTGCGCGGCGACATCTTCCGGATCCAGGAGTGGTACATCTGGAGCGGCAAGCCGAACGAGGGGCGGCGCATGCTGGCGACGGACATCGCGGCGGGCATCGTCCAGCGCGAGGTCTCCTGGGGCATCCACGAGCGCACGCGGCCCGGCCCGGCCGACGCGTCGATCTTCGACGTCGAGAACGGGCTGAGCATCGCCCAGGACATGGGCAAGAACGTGCGTCTCAAGTCTGGTCGCGTCTACAGGGGCGTCTCCTGGGTCAAGGCCGACAAGACGCCCGGCTCCAGAAAGAACGGCTGGGAGCTCATGCGCAAGATGCTCCAGAACGCCCACCCGCCGAAGAATGGAGGCCCCAGGGAGCACCCTGGTCTGTTCATCTTCGACTGCTGCGAGAACTGGATTCGCACCGTGCCAGTCCTGCCACGCGACGAGCGTGACATGGATGACGTCGACACGGACACCGAGGACCACATCGCGGACGAGTCGCGCTACCGGGTCCGGGCCTCGAGCATGCGTCACAAGAGCAACCGATCGATCGGCTTGTTCTAGGAGACGGGGCGGGATATCAGGGTCTCATCAACTCAGGAGGGCGACATGCTCGAGTTCTTTCTCAGTCTCAAGTTCATCTCCGGCGTCGTGACGGGTCTGGCCATCCAGTACCTGTTCCCCAAGGCCATCGCCGCGATGAACGCCCGGATCAAGGCCAGGGTCGACGACATCGACATCTATCCCGACGTGAAGTGAGCTGATCCATGGCGACCGCGCGGACAGGCGTCCAGACGACGCACCCCCAGTACGATGAGCACCTGGCCGATTGGCAGATGCTCGAGGACGCATACAAGGGTGAGCGTCATGTGAAGGCCAAGGGCTCAGTCTATCTGCCGCCCACCTCCGGCATGGTCGCGGATGGCATCGCCAACTCCGCCCAGCTCGGCTATCAGGCCTACGAGGCGTATCTGACCCGCGCCGTCTTCCCAGAGTTCATGACCGAGTCGGTCAACACCTGCATGGGCATGCTCTGGTACAAGGATCCCGTGATCAAGCTGCCCAAGGTTCTCGAGCCGATGCTCGATCGCGCGTCCGTCAAGGGCGAGACGATGAAGCAGCTCCTGCGCCGGATTCACGAGCAGGTTCTCAGCGTCGGTCGCTGCGGTCTGCTGCTGGATCTTCCCGAGACAGTCCCCATCGACACCCCGGTCCTCCCGTACATCGCCATGTACGAGGCCGAGAACATCATCAACTGGGATGACGGTCGCGTCGGTGGCCCCACACTGCAGACGCTCAACTTCGTTGTGCTCGACGAGAGTGAGATGGTCCGCAAGGGCTTCACCTGGGAGCAGGAGGATCGCTACCGCGTCCTCTATCTTGGCGACGAGGCCACCAACGAGTCCATGGGCAAATATTTCGTCCGCGTCCTCTCCTCGGACGAGACCGAGATCAAGAGCCCGATCATGCCCATGTTCGCAGGCAAGGCGCTCGACGAGATCCCGTTCGTCTTCGTCAACGCCAAGGATCTGCTGCCGGACCCGGATGTCCCGCCGCTGATCTCGCTGGCGCGTCTCTGCATGACCATCTACCGTGGCGAGGCAGACTATCGCCAGAACCTCTTCATGCAGGGCCAGGACACGCTGGTCATCATCGGCTCCGACAACCAGGACCAGAAGTTCCGCGTCGGTGCCAACGCTGTGCTCGAGCTGCCTGTCGGCGGCTCCGCCGAGTACATCGGTGTGAACTCCAAGGGTCTGGCCGAGCAGCGGCTGTCCCTCGAGAACGATCGTCGTCTGGCTGCGTCCCGCTCTGGGCAGCTCGTGGACACCACTTCACGCCAGCGTGAGTCTGGAGACGCGCTTCAAACGCGAGTGGCCGCGCAGACCGCCACGCTCAACGACATTGCACTGACATCGGCTGGGGCGCTCGAGCGCATCCTGAAGATGGCAGCACGGTGGGTTGGTGCGAATCCCGACGAGGTCTCGATCCAGCCGAACCTCGACTTTGTGAACGTGCAGCTTACCTCCCGCAGCATTGTCGAGCTCCAGACTGCCAAGAAACTGGGCGCGCCGATCTCGCAGAAGACCATCCACTCGATCATCAAGCAGCGCCAGCTCACCTCGATGGACTTCGAGGAGGAGCTCGCCGCGATCAAGGCGGAAGAGCCACTCGTAGAGGAGGAAGTTGATGCCGGAGCCAACGAAAACCAGCAGGCCGGATCTCAGGGTGGTGACGGACGCGGGACTGCGGGTGTCTGACCCTCCGGGGTCTGAAGAGCTCACGGTCATCGAGGACGTTGCCGACGAGGACGTGGACAACAAGTTCACGGCCATGATTGACCGGATGGGCGACGGTGTCGAGAAAGGCATCCGCGCCGGACACACAGAGGGCCTCGTCATCACCTTTGGCGAGGATGGCAGCTTCGGCTTCGAACTGACCAACAACGTGTCTCTCATCCAGGTGGTTGGAGTGCTTGACGTGCTGAAGGCTGACTTCATCGACGACTTCCGGTGTGGCCAGTCAGACCCAGAGGATGCAGAAGAGGATGGCCCGATCTCGTCTTAAGATCGACATGCGACGCCCGCCAGTACTGGTGATTCGGCGTCTCGGTCGACATCAGGCAGACGGGCTGGCCTACATCTGCCCCAGCGATCCCGCGCACAAGCAGGGCACCATGGAGGTGGATATCACCCTCACTGGTCGCCGTCTGCTAGAGACTGTCATCCACGAACTCATCCACCTCGTCTTCCCTGGGATGCTGGAGGAGGACGTCGCACGACTCGCCCGATACCTGGCGCTCTGCCTCTGGGCTTGGGGAGTCAGGATTGACGAGGAGCACTTCAAGGCCCTTGTCCAGGGGCGAGATCCGGACGAAGTCTAGCGAGCCGGGATGACCCGGTGACACAGAAGGAGACGAGGCATGGCCCTCAAGGCAGTGTATGATAGTGCAGACCAGATCCCCAGCGGCTTCGCGGAGTTGTACTCAGAGCGAGGTGGTAAGTGGGAGCTGACGGGCATCGAAGGGGTCAAGACCCAGGCCGATGTCGACCGTCTTCAGACGGCTCTCACAAACGAGCGCAACGAGCACAAGACCACGAAGGAGCGTTTGAGCCCCTGGCTGTCTCTCGGCAAGAAGCCGGAAGAGATCCAGTCTCAGCTTGATCGCGTGGGCGAGCTCGAGCTGCTCACCAAGGACAAGGACCCGGCTGCGGTCGAGGCCCTCGTCGAAGCGCGCGTCAAGGGGCGGATCGCCCCCATCGAGCGCGAGCGTGACCAACTCAAGGTCGAGGTGGGTGAACTCAAGCAGGAGAACACCCAGTACAAGACCAAGGAGAAGACCCGCACCATCCACGACGCGGTCCGTCAGGCGGCCACCAAGGTCGGCCTCCTGCCCACTGCGATCGAGGATGCTCTCATGTACGGCGAGCGCGTGCTCGACGTGGATGACGAGGGCAAGGTCCGCACCAAGGACAACGTCGGCGTCACGCCCGGTATCGACCCGGATGTGTGGCTCGGCGACATGAAGCAGACCCGCTCGCACTGGTGGGGCCAGACCGTCGGTGGCGGCGGCTCCGGTGGCGGCGGTGGCAATCGCTTCACCAACAACCCGTGGTCGGCAGACCACTGGAACATGACTCGCCAGGGCGAGATCTACCGTGAGGATCCGAAGAAGGCCGAGCAGATGGCCAAGGCAGCGGGTTCCAAGATCGGTGGTCAGCGTCCGGCCCCCAAGAAGTAGCAACAAGGAGATCGCCATGAAGTGGATTGTTTCAGCACTGCTCGCCCTCATCCTGGCGATCTCCCCCTCCTGGGGTCTCTCTACAGAGACCATGCCGGAGAGCGACAACATCGAGCTCGCCAATCAGCGCTGTCCTGACTACGACAACAGCCTGATGCGAGCGCAGCAGTACGTGATCGAGAAGGCCAAGGAGGCCGACTGGCAGGATCTGAAGATGATCCACATCATCTCAGATGCCACAGTGTCTCAGGTTCTCAACTTTGTCACAGTCCTCCCAACGCTCAGCATGGCCCCGCGCCTCGAGGAGGTTGTGAAGGCTGAGACCAAGATGATCATGATCGTCTACGCGCCGTCTCGGCCCAGGGCGATCTTCGTCTTCGTGGATAAGAGCGACTGTGTCATCGCCAACGGCCCGATCGACTCTGAGACGACCGCGTCGATGCTCAAGATCCTCGAGATTCCGCACTGATCATTTTTCGTTGCCTCCTGAGAGAAACGAGAGTATCTCCAAGGCACAGCAGCGACTGCCATGTGGCGGCTGACACACTTTCAACCAACCATGACAACCTGAAAGAGGTATCCACATGGCCGCAGGCACCACTCGGATCGCGGACGTCGTCGTTCCGGAGATCTTCACCCCCTACGTTCAGCAGATCACCGAGCAGAAGTCTCGTCTGATCCAGTCTGGCCTCATGGCCAGCTCTCCGCTCCTGGGCAACCTGCTCGCGGGCGGTGGTCTCACCTTCAACGTCCCCGGCTGGAAGGACCTCGACGACGACGCGGAGAACGTGTCGACGGACGACCCGTCCACCCTGTCCTCGCCGAAGAAGATCGGCTCCGCGACTGAGATCGCGGTTCGCCTCAACCGCAACCAGTCCTGGAGCTCCATGGACCTCGCCGCCCAGCTCGCTGGCGACGACCCGATGGAAGCCATCGCCTCCCGCGTCGGTGCCTACTGGGCTCGGCGTCTGCAGGACGTCACCATCGCCACCCTGAAGGGCGTCTTCGCCGACAACGCCGCTGCCCCCTCCGGTTCGGAGCACACCCAGAACGACATGATCGTCGATATCTCGGGCGTTTCCTACTCGGCTGGTGTGACGGACTTCTCGGCCGAGGCCTTCATCGATGCCTGCCAGACCATGGGTGATTCCGCTGAGGACATCGTGGCCATCGCGGTGCACTCGGTGGTCATGGCCCGGATGCAGAAGAACAACCTGATCGACTTCATCCCCGACTCCGAGGGCCGGATCAACATCCCGACCTTCCTCGGTCGCCAGGTGATCGTCGACGACAAGATGCCCGTCACCTCGGGTGTCTACACCTCGTGGCTGTTCGGTCGCGGCGCGCTGATGTTCGGTCAGACCAATCCCCCGGTCCCGACCGAGACGGATCGCATCGCCGAGGCTGGTAACGGCTCCGGTCAGGACGTCCTGCACAATCGCGTGCAGTGGTGTATCCATCCGGTCGGCCACAAGTACGCGGGCACGCCCGCGAACGGCGGCCCCGGCAACGGCACGGGCTCCAACGACCTGGCGAACGCCGGATCCTGGCAGCGCGTCTACGCCGAGCGCAAGATGATCAAGCTGGCTCAGCTGGTCACCCGCGAGGCATAAGCCACCGGAAACTGAACTCTGGAGGGGGCCACTGGCCCCCTTCATTGCATGGAGGGACTGATGAGCACTTGGTATCGGATCTGGCGTCGTCGGCGCGAGCGCGAGGACTTCAAAGAGTACTCAGAACTGGTCTCGACGCCGCTCGAGGACGGGGCCTTCAACGTGTCGGACACCCTGGACATCCCCCTCCCTGCCCCTGGGACTCTGCTCATTCGCGCGAGCGCGACGCTCGCCGCTGGTCGAGTCACCGTCTCGACGGGCGATGGCACCACCGCGACTCACCCCGCGCTGGCCGCCAACGAGGTTCACGTCCTCGGCACCTTCGAGGAGAGCGAGGAAGTCACTGTCACGCGCAACGCGGGTGCCTTCTCCGGTCTGATCGAGATCGGCGTGCGCGACCCGGCTGGCCGCTTCCGCACTATCGCCGAGCTCACTTGCCCCTGAGACTGACCTGGACTATTCACTGATCATCTAGAACCAAGGGAGAAGCCTAATGGCCCGCGCATCCATCCGTCGTCGTCACCTCCGTCACGGTCGCTACAATCGCGTCCGTCGCTCCAAGGACATGCTCGCCTGGCTCGCCGCCGAGCAGGCAGATCTGGCCACCACGATGGCCGCTGGTAAGACGGTCACCATGTCCGGCGCGGTCGCCGCCTCGGCCACCCTGACCCTGGCTGCCAATCCCAGCAACAACGACACTCTCACGGTCGGCGCGAAGACCTATCGCTTCCGCAACACCACGGCCCAGGCGAACGACGTCAAGATCGGCGCGTCCGCCGCTGCCACGATCACCAACCTGGTCGCCGCGATCAAGGCGAATGGCACGGGCGATGGCACCGACTATCACACGGGCACGACCGCGAACGCGACTGTCGACGCGGCCGATGGCACGGGCGACACTGTCACGCTCACCGCGCTCACCGCTGGTGTGGCGGGCAACCTCATCGCTGTCAGCGAGACCTTCACCGACGCGGGCAACGTGCTCTCCGGAGAGTATCTCTCTGGTGGTCTCGACCTCTCGGTCTTCACGAACACGGGTCACGGCTACGATGTGGGCGAAGGCCCCTTCGTCATCACCGCTGGCACGACTCTCCCTGCGGGATATACCGCTGGCGATCTCCTGTGGATCCGCACGGTTCCCACGGCCAACACCTTCACGGTCACCACCGAGAAGGGCAGCCAGATCCTCAAGACCTTTGTGGATGATGGCACGGGCACGCTCACCTTCCGCCGCAAGGACAGCGAGGAGGCCATCTACGAGCTGCTCAAGCAGAAGAAGTCGGTGCAGATCACGAATGCCACCGATATTGACGACCTGACATAAGGAGCACGATATGAATCTCGCCGAAGCAATTGCATCGCTCGACCCGAAGAACGACGAGCACTGGACCGAGTCCGGTGTGCCCAAGCTCGACGTCATCAAGGAGCTCACGGGCCAGTCCTACTCCCGCAAGGAGGTCACCGAGGCGGCCCCCAAGGTCACTCGCGAGGCCCTCCTCCTGGGGCAGGACACGAGTGTCAAGCCGCCCCAGGCGGATGTCGCCGCCAACCCCGAGGTGAAGCTCGCCGCCGAGCCGAAGGCCGACGAGGCCGTCGCCGAGGACGCGCTGAGCAAGGCGAAGGCCGCGCTCGAGTCGATCGAGGCCGAGCGTTACGCCGCCGAGCAGGTCTTCAAGGAGGCCAAGATCGTCCTGGACGACCTGACCGCGAAGCGGGACAAGCTGTCTCAGGAGGTCGACTCTCTCACCCCGAAGCCGAACACGATGTCGGATATCCAGTTCTGGCTCAAGCGCCAGCACGAGATCCGCCTCGCCCGTGGTCCCAAGCAGGGTCCGTCCGACCTCGACAAGGGTCTGCGTCTTCGCGCGCGCCCGGCTCGGGGTCTGCTCTAAGAGGAGGCAGGCATGCCCTTCACCGTAGAGGATGGCACTGGCGTCACCAACGCCAATGCCTATGTCTCAATCGTCGACAGCGAGGCCTACTGGGCTGATCGTGGAGACACGGTGTGGGCAGGTCTGACCGACGCTGTGCAGCAGGCCGCGATCATCAAGGCGACCGACTACATCGACGCTCGCTTCGGCCCCAGGTTCCGTGGAACCAAGCTGATCACGACCCAGGGGCTGATGTTCCCTCGAGCCGACATCTACGACGAGGACGGCAACGAGATCGAGTACGACAACGGCCTCCCGGTCCCGTTCATCAACGCGGTCTGCGAGTACGCCTACCGGGCGCGCTCGGCTGATCTCTGGAACGAGCCCGAGCTGAACCGCAAGGGACGGCTCGTCGTTGAGCGCAGCAAGGTCGGCCCGATCGAGGAGGACATCCGCTACGTCTTCAACCGCGACGTGAGCCAGATCAAGCCCGTCCCTGGGGCAGACCGTCTCATCCTCAAGTATTGCATCCCCTCCGGCCTCGTGTTCAGGTGACCTGATGGCAGTCAACTACACGCGACTGCAGGCACTGGCGAAACGGCTGATCGAGGAGAATGGTCGGCAAGTGACGCTGAACAAGCTCGCCCCGGTCACTCCGGCGGACACCAACAAGCCCTGGCGCTCGAAGGCGGCCCCGCGCGACAGTCTCCCGACCGAGCAGACTGTCAATGTCATCGCGGTCTTCCTCGACACGATCTCGAGCCGCTATCTTGGCATCACCATCCAGGCGGATGGAACCGAGGACGCCGAGGCCAAGTACGTGATGATTGCCACGACCTCCGCCCCGGACCATGATCTCCGCTCGTTCAACGAGCTCGTGGACGAGACCGAGGTCTACAAGATCACGACCCTGAACGTGCTGCATCCCGGCAGTGATGAGATCTTCGTCGCGTTCAAGGCCCAGAAGAGGAAGCTGTTCGAGTGAGCCTGACCATCGCACAAGCACGGGACGAGATCCTGACGATGCTCAAGACGGCCATCGACGCGTCGTCCTATGATGACATCGAGATCCGCTACCAGGACATCCCGGTCGAGCGCGTGAACTCGGTCGCGGGCGCGGACGAGAATCCGCCGCCCTTCCTGCAGGTCGAGATCATGCACCTCGGTGGAGGCCAGACCTCCCTGGGACCCGTGGCCCGCTGGACCCGGCGCGGTCTGCTTCGCGTCCAGGTCTTCGCCCCGACCGGACTCGGCATGTCAACCCTGGATGAGATCGCTCAGATTGTCTTGGACGCCTATGAGGGACATAGCTCTCCAGGAGGCGTCTGGTTTCGGAACGGTCACATCCGTGAGATGGGGCCAGATGGTATCTGGACCCGAATGGATGTACTGGTCGACTTCACCTACAACGAGCGCAAGTAAGAGGAACTGAAACATGGCCCAGGTGGCAAACATCGACAGCAACAGCTCTGGTCTGTCCTTCGCCGAGGAGGCCAGTCTCAAGACGCTTCCGGGCACGCCGACTTGGCGTCAGCTCGAGCCCAACAGCTATGGCGATTTCGGCGGCACCAACACGCTGATCGCCCGCAACCCCATCAACGCCGGACGCCAGCGCAAGAAGGGCGTGGTCGTCGATCTCGAGTCGATGGCCGAGTTCGAGACCGATCTCACCTACTCGCGTGACGAGCTTCAGGAGCTCTGGTCCGGCGCGGTCTGCGCGGACTTCCACGAGAAGGGTGCCGAGACCGTCACCGCCGTCGACATCGACGCGGGCAACCCGGACGAGTACGAGGTGGCCGCCACCGCTGGCTTCCTGGTCAACTCGCTCATCATCGGCCGCAACTTCACCAACGCCGCGAACAACGCGCTGAACCTGGTGACTGCCGTCACCACGAACGCCTCGGTCGAGGTAGCCACTGGCCAGCTCGTGGCCGAGGCCTCCCCGCCCAGCAACGCTCAGATCCTGGTCGTGGGCCACCAGGGCGCGACTGCCGACATCACCGTAGACGTCTCGGGCACCTTCCCGGCCTACAAGTCCACCTCGCTCGACTTCACCACGCTGAATCTCAATCCCGGCGAGTGGATCTACGTGGGTGGAGACGCCACGGCCAACAAGTTCGCCAACGCCGCCAACAACGGCTTCAAGCGCATCCGGTCGATCGCCACGCAGACGCTCACGGTCGACAAGTCGGACGCCACGATGGTGACCGACGCGGGCACGGGCAAGGACATCCAGATCTTCTTCGGCCGCTTCCTGCGCAACGAGCAGGGCTCGGACATCGTGAAGAAGACCTACCAGATGGAGCGCACGCTCGGCGCGCCGGACGACGCCCAGCCCACGCAGATCCAGTCTGAGTACATCACTGGTGCGATGGTGAACGAGGTCGAAATGACCATCGCCGCCGCCGACAAGGTGCTGGTCAACTGGGCCATGATGGGCCTCGACAACGAGCTGCGTGATGGTGCGACGGGCGTCAAGTCCGGCAACCGTCCGGCGCTCGTCTCCGACGACGCCTTCAACACCAGCTCGGACTTCTCCCGCATCCGGCTCGCCCCTGTGTCGGCGACGGACGAGGCTCCCACGTCTCAGTTCGTCTACGTCATGGAGATGACGCTGAACATCAACAACAACATCACTGCCAACAAGGCGGTGTCTGTCCTGGGCGGCTTCGGTCTCACCCTGGGCACCTTCGAGGTGGGTGCAACGCTGAATGCGTACCTGTCCACCATCGACGCCCTACAGTCGGTCAAGGACAACGACAGCGTCACGCTCGACGTTGCCATGGTCAAGGCCAACAAGGGCATGGTCTTCGACTTCCCGCTCGGCACTCTCGGCGACGGTCGCCCGGACGTCGAGCAGGACCAGTCGGTCATGGTGCCCCTGGAGTTCCAGGCCGCCGAGGCCACGGCAGTCTCGACTGACTACGACTACTCGATGTCTATCACCTTCTTCGACTATCTCCCCTCCGCCGCAGGCTAATCCCTCCGGCTCTGTTGCCCTATCGAGGCCCTGGGTGTATATCCAGGGCCTCATCTACAAGGAGCAACATAGATGGCGTCTTCTCTCTTCAAGCAGTTCAAGACCGATGCAAAGCTCGAGACCGAGGGTGTGACCTTCGAGATCGCGGACAGCCGCATCACGATGGCCCGCGCTGGCGTCGGCAATCCCGCCTATGCCACGTCCATGACGAAGCGGACCCAGGCCGTGCGACGGCAGCTCGCCCGCAACGAGCTCACTCCGGAGCAGGAGGTTGAGATCCTCCGCCAGGTCTACGCCGACTCGATCGTCACCAACTGGGAGGTTCGCGACGGCGAAGGCTGGCGTCAGGGCATCCCGGCCGAGGACGGCAGCGTCCGAGCCTACAACCGCGACAACGTGGTGAAGATCCTGGCCGAGCTGCCCGAGCTCTTCCTCGAGCTCCAGAGCCTCGCTTCGAACTTCCAGAACTACCGCGCCGAGGTCCTGGAGTCTGACGCAAAAAACTGAGGGAACTGCTCGACTTCCATCTGAAGATGGGAGTGGGGCAGGCCCGCAAGTTGCGTGAGATGAACGAGAGGGCGGGGCTGCCGATCCCAGAGGATCTGTACCCGCCCATCCTCCCCCTGGGGCTCGAGTCGCACTTCTCGGCCTTCGTCGACCTCAGCACCACTCGTGTATTCGGACCAACTGGTCCGGCCCAGATCTCCTGGCTGTCAATCGAGGAGTACGCGGACAGGCTTGGCTTTCACGGCGATGTCAGGCAAGACTTGCACTATCACGTGAGATCTCTCGACGAGCACTACCTCGCCGAGGTGGCCAAGGCAGCGAAGCAGAGGAGCAAGAGGGCGAAGCCTGATGCGGATTCGAGTGGACATTCTCAGGGCAGACCTCCGCCGAAGCGTCGATCGCGCGGATAAGGGCATGGTGAAGGCCCTTCGCGCGTGCACGTCTGCGATGCTGCGCGCGGGCGTCAACATGACCCCAGTCGACACTGGTAAGGCCGTCTCCAACTGGCGCGTCGGCGTCGGACAGCCCACTCGCGCCGAGGTCGAGGCCCACTCCCCTGGGACCCAGGGGTCGACCGCCTCGGCCAACCGAGCCACTGCGATCGCTGACGGCGAGTCTCGTATTAACTCGATCAGCAAGATCCAGGCTGTCTATGTCAGCAACAATGTCAGCTATCTGCAGTACATCAAGCGGCTCCGTGGAGTCGAAGATGTGATGCTCGCGGCTGGCCGCGTCGCCTTTGAAGCCAACAAGAAGGTGCTCTGATGTCGGTCAACCGTCTCATCATCGTCGCCTCCATCGAGGGCGTCGGCAATGTTGTCAAGCGAATCGGCGACATCGGGAACGCTGCCGCCGCCACCCAGCGGCAGACCGCGCTCCTCGGAAAGTCGCTGGGTGGGCTTGTCGCCGCTGTGGGAATCAGTGGCGTTGCCCGTCTGTCCGACGAGTTCACCAACCTGGAGAACAGGCTGCGCACTGTGACCACGAGCTCTGAGCAGCTCGGCGCGGTCTACAAGCAGCTCTTCCAGGTGGCCCAGGAGACGCGCTCCAGCTTCGACGCGACGGCCAAGCTGTTCCAGCGCGTGTCGCTCGCGAGCAAGCAGCTTGGCGGCACGACGCAGCAGAACATCCGCTTCACCGAGTTGCTGAACAAGGCGACGATCATCTCAGGTGCCTCGACCATCGAAGCCGAGGCCGCGCTCATCCAGCTCTCCCAGGGTATGGCCAAGGGAAAGCTGAACGGCGACGAACTTCGCTCCGTCCTCGAGCAGCTGCCGATCGTGGCCGACGCCATCGCTATGAAGATGGGCGTCACGCGCGGCGCTCTGCGCGATCTTGGCGCCGAGGGCCAGATCACGTCCAAGATCGTCTACGACGCGGTCCTCGCAATGAGTGAGTGGGACGCCATGTTCGCAAAGCTGAGCCCGACTATGGCTCAGGGTCTCAACAACATCCGCAACGCCTTCGGCAACCTGCTGCGCGACATCAATCAAGTGACAGGTGTCTTTACCGCGATCGGAAATTCCATGCTGTTCGTCGCGGACAACATGAACATGCTCGCCACGATGCTTGGCGGCGCGGCGATCGTCGCCACGATTGGCTACTTCACCCAGCTCAAGGATGTGACACTCACCCTGTCGACTGTCCTGAGTCGGCAGCTCGGCCCGGTCGCGATGCAGGTCGTCCGCAGCATGACGCAGATGCAGCTCGGCCTGCTCATCGTCCGCACCGCCTTCCTTCAAGCGGCCACCGCTGCAGCAACCTTCGTCCGGTCCAACCCGTTCACTGCCATCGGGGCGGCGCTGGTTGTGCTGCTTCCGCTCATGTATCAGTACGGCGACTCGATCAACCTTGTGAACCAGAACCAGGCTGGCATGGAGGGCAAGGTCTACACGCTCCGCATGCTGCTCGATCAGCTCGGCATCACCATCCAGCAGGCAGTCATCCCGATCATGCAGGGCCTGAGCCAGGCATTTCAGACGATCTGGACGCTGCTGCAGACGATGGCCGCGCCGATCTACGCCGCGCTCGAGGGCTGGCAGCTCATGGGTCAGAATCTGGTTGCGACGGGTGGTACAGTGTTCACGTTCACTGGCGCGCTCTACGCTCTCGCCGAGGGCTTCAGCTTCGCGCTGCAGACCGCCGTCCTCCCCTTCGGTCTGGCCGCCCAGTCCCTGGGGCAGATCATGTTCAATCTCGGCTGGATCACCGCCGAGTCGCTCAAGGTGATCAACGACAACACCCAGAGCATCGGCGAGTGGGCCAAGGCCGGACTCGACGCTGGTGAGCGCATCGCCGCATTTGATGAGAAGCTGGCCAAGCTGACCGAGGAGCTCGGCAAGAACAAGGTCAGTCTCGACGAGGCCAGTGCTGGACTCAGCGGCTACGGTGGAGCAGCAGACGACGCGGCCAACGCGACTGGCAATCTCGCCAGCAAGCTCAACACCGCCAACGCCTCTATCTGGGACTCGACCGCTGCAGGTCAGGCCCTGCGTGATGAGTTGTTCGGTGTCGGCGAGGGCGCTGGTGCCGCTGATGAGGCCTATGGTGGCTTCAACAGCACGCTGAATCAGTTCACTGGTATCGACGGTCAAGTCGCCAACGGACTCAACGGCATCGCCTCCGGCCTGGCAGGTGTCGCCAACGCGGCCAACTCCGCTGCCAACGCGGTCCGCAACTTCAACGCTGCCTCTAGCGGTGGTGGAGGCGGTGGTGGCAGTGGTCCGTCTTCCACCCCTCTGGGCGGCTTCGGCTTCAAGCTGAAGAGCATGACGGTCATCAGTGGCAAGACGGGCAAGCCGATCTCGGGCGCTCGCGCGAATGGTGGCCCCGTCAGCGCAGGCAAGACCTACCTCGTTGGTGAGAACGGCCCAGAGCTGTTCACGGCCAAGGAGGATGGTGACATCCACCCCTCGCTTGCCAATGACAACTGGTACAAGAATCTCAAGCGCAAGTATGACGAGGTCCAGAGCCAGATCAAGGCCTTCTGGGAAGGCCCAGGAAAGAACGGCGCGGTCGGCCCCTACGAGGTCGGCTCGATCATCGGTCTTCAGAACCGCCGCACTGACATCAAGGAAGATCTCGACGCGTATGTCGCTCGCAAGATGCGAGGCATTGAAGAGAAAGAGCGCAAGGCGCTCAGGCGCGAGTTCAAGAATGGCTTCCAGGACGATGGCATGATCAACGCCCCTGGCTTCGAGGACTACAACAAGCCCGCGCCAAAGATCGACTTCCAGACTCCCACCCCGTGGCAGAGCGGCAGCCCAATGCCTCTCCAGGGTGGCTCTGGATCAGGATCTGTTGGTGGTGGGGGAATGCAGATTGTCGTCAATATTCAGACGGCTGATGTAGAGTCCTTCCGGCGCAATCGGGCGCAGGTCGAAGAGGATATCCGAGCGACCGTCGAGCGTGCGATGCGTCGCAAGAACCGGAGGTAGAAATGATCATCGACAACGTCCGGCTGCCGATCGATGTTGAGCAGGGGGTCAAGGGTGGCCCCCAGTTCAACACGACCATCAACATGACCGATGGCGGCCACATCATCGCCAACCAGAATTGGGAATATCCACTGTATGTTGGGAATGTCGGCTATGGTATCCAGGATCGCGACGATCTTGAAGCGGTCATCGAGTTCTTCTATGCCCGACGCGGTCGACTGCGTGGCTTCCTCTTTCGAGACTGGTCTGACTACCAGTTCACGAATGAGAACCTCGGCACAGGAGACGGAGTCGAGCGCAACTTCCAGTGCATCCGCACCTACTCCGACACGGTCCTCCCATTTGTCCGTCCGCTAAAGTACCCGATCGAGAGCAGCATGACAGTCTACAACAACGGGGTCGCAGTCAACGGCTCTCAGTGGTCGCTGCTCAGCACGGGCGAGGTTCGCTTCACCACGGCCCCAGCACTCGGCGAGGTTATCACTGCGACGGGCGAGTTCAACATCGCCGCGCGCTTCCTCACTGACACGCTCGAGATCGACATGCTGCTGTTCAGCACGGGCTCGATCCCGGCGATCCCCATCGCCGAGGTGCGCGAATGAGGACGATCAACGGCACTCTTCAGACCCGCCTCGCCTCTGGGACCACGACGCTCTGCCACCTGACGCGAATCACGCGCCGGGACGGCACGATCTTGCGCCTTACAGACCACGACACAGATGTGGTCTTCAGCGGCAACACCTACTCGGCCGACAAGTCCGTCCGCATTGCTGGCATCACCTCGTCGACCAACAACGGCATCCAGTCCACCAACTGCGACGTCTTGTTCACGACTGGTGGAATCACCGACGAGGACGTGGTGCGCGGACTCTATGATAACGCCACCGTCGAGTTCTCAATCGTCGACTACACCAACACCGCGCTCGGCGAGATCCTGCTGATGAAGGGGATCATCTCAGTCTTCTCCATCACGGATAAGGGGCTGGGCGACTTCGAGATCCGTGGCCTCCTCACGCGCGGTAACGCGCGAGTGGGCGAATACTACTCTGCTGAGTGTCGGGCCGATCTTGGTGACACTCGCTGCGGCGTCTCACTGGCCAGCTATCAGGACACGGCGACCGTCTTCAGCGTCTCGACCTCGACCAGTTTCCTGGTCACCCCAGCGGGGAGTCCGGCCAATGGCTTCTACTCCTTCGGTCTGATCACCTTCACCTCGGGTGATAACAGTGGGCGCACGATGGAGATTCTGTCCCAGGCAGCGGAGAGTGGTAGGCAGCGAATCAAGCTGCCGCTCGCCTTCCCCTACAACCCTGCCCCTGGGGACACGCTGACCCTGACGGCGGGCTGCGACCATCGCAAGGAGACCTGCAAGACGAAGTTCAACAATCTCCTGAATTTCCGTGGAGAGCCTTTCGTCCCCGGCCAGGACATCCTCAATGACCTCGATATCTAGGCAGGCCATCGTCGACGAGGCCCGCTCCTATCTCGGCTGCCCCTTCAAGCATCGGGGCCGGACCCGGAATGGCATCGACTGCGTCGGCCTCCCCATTGCCATTGGCTGGTCCCTGGGGCTCCACAAGTACGAGGACGAGGTCGAGTACACTCGACAGTCTACCGGGCACGTCCTGCTAAAGCCCTTCCTCGAGCACTGCGAGCGCCTCTCGAACCCGGCTCTAGCTCAAGACGGGGACATCCTAATCCTGCGGGACCAACTCTTCCCGCACCACACGGCGATCCGGGCGAGCAACGGTGAGATGATCACCCTGATCCATGCTTGCGTCTGGAGAGGCCGAGTGGTAGAAGACGTGTTCACCGACGAGTATCGATCCAAGCTCGTCACCGTGTTCAAGTTCAGGAGCCTGTAGCCGTGTCAGCGATCTCCGGTTTCACATGGAGCCTTCTCCGACAGGGCGGTGTGCTCACCGGGTCCAAGAAGCCTGGCACTGCAGCGCAGGCACTCCTTGACGCCAAGCTCGGTGGTCCACGTGGAAACGACATTGTCTCCTACACTGTCATCGAGCCGCCGGATGATCGCTACTATCCGGGGTACAGCTACACCCAGGCGGATGGTGACGTCCGGACGGTCGGCCCGCGCCTGAAGGATCTGAACATCCCCTTCTCGCTCTACGGCCTGCCCATCCCGTTCACCTTCGGTGTGCGCCGCCTCTACGGGAACATGATCTGGGCGACTCCGCTCAAGGAGACGGTCAAGAAGAAAAAGAAGGGTGGCAAGGGCAACAAGAAGAAGTCCGAGCTCTACGAATACTTCGCCACCTTCGCAGTCGGCTTTGGCTATCCTGGCTTCGGCTCTGCTGGCTCGCGCCAGATCCTGCGCATGTGGGCAGACGGCTCGTTGATCTATGATCGCCGCACCTTCGGCAAGACCAAGGTCGAGGGGTTGAGCTTCGTGTTCTACCCTGGCACAGAGACGCAGATGCCAGATCCGACGATCGAGGCGCGCGAGGGCTCGGGCAATGTCCCGCCCTATCGTGGCATGATGTACGTGGTGCTCAAGGAGCTGCCTGTCGGCCCCTACGGCGACCGTCCGCCTGCGATCTCGATTGAAGTCGGCGACGTCACCTCGCCCACGACCACTGTCAACAACATCCAGGCCTCGCTCTACAATGGCAGTCGCTCCATGACGCAGATCGTCGTGGACTGGGATCGCTACCAGGCCTACACGGTCGGCAACGGAGTGGTCCGCACCTTCGACCTGATCAACAACGTCGAGAGCAACGTCGTCGTCGCCAACCCCATCGGCATGGGTTGGGACACGAACGTGTCCACGATCACTGGCACTCCGCTCAACGTGATCGGGGTGGGCCTGACCAACGAGGACATGGGCTACATCCCATGGCTCAACAAGATCATCTGCGGTCCCCCTGGGGCTGGCTCCACGGCTGTTGGTCTCATGGACCCGGCCTCCGGCATTGTCACCCACTGGATCGGCGCGGACGGCCCCGTCACCAACGCGTCCTACCCGAACAACGAGGTGAGCGCCGCTGACAAGATGATCGATGGCACCAGTGCCTTCTACAGTGGCTACATCCCCGCTGGACGCCGCTACGCCTCGCAGATCTTCTACAACCTGTACTGGACTGAGACGTTCATCTTCGTCCAGTCGACGGTCTACAACGACTTCGTGGTCCTGCATCTGCGTGGTAGGGACGACATCCTTGACATGCTCTACATCGCCAATGGCACCGTCTACGACGAGGTGGTCCCAGGGACGGTCGGTGTTGGCTACTCGGACGTCTACTACGTCTCCGGCAGCACCATCTATCGCAGCCGCCTAACCGCGCTCACCTTCCGCACCAAGGTCGGCAGCGAGAACACGCCCGGCGACTTTGCCATCACGTCCTGGAAGGTTATGCCCTCTGGGATCAACAACATCTGGTACTACGCGCCGGATGACGTGCTCTGTGTCCTGCTCGACAACGGCGACTTCTACAAGTATTCCTGCGTCGATGGCAGCGAGCTCCTCAACACCACGATCACTGGCACGCTCCCCAGCGCGCACTACGTGAACAAGAATTGCAGCAACATCGGCTATGGGGCCGTCGCCTATGACGTGGGCAGCAACGTCCGCGAACTCGACCTGATCTTCGGCACGGTCGCCACGCTCACTGGTGGCAGTGGCTGGGCTGCAAGCGGAAACAAGTTCGACTCTGGCAGCCGCTCCATCGTCGGCATCGGCACGGGTGGCTCGGGCAGCAACGGCACCGGGCAGTCCCAGTCGATGGCGGACGCGGTCACGCGCTGCTTCTACGACCGCATCCAGAACGGGCGCATCCCGCTGGCAGACTTCCTCGAGGGCGTCGCGATCATGGCTGGCTACGACCCCAGTGAGATCGAGATCAGCTCCAACATCGACGACACGATCGACGGTGCCATGATCCTGAACGTCACCACGTTCAACTCGATCATGGACCCTGTGTCCGCGCTCTACCGCTTCGACATCATCGAGTCTGGTGGCAAGATCAAGTTCATCCGGCAGGCACTCAGCGCCCCGGCAACCAACTTCACGATCGACGAGGGCGAGACGCTCATGTCGAGCGAGAACGCGATGGGCACGCCCACCTTCTCACTTCGTCGCGAGGAGGAGGCCGAGGTCCCGCAGAAGGTGTCGATCCGCTACCTCGACGCGGCGCTGTCTTTCAACTGGTCGATGCAGTTCAGCTCGCGCTCGCGCACGATCACCACCAACGACTCGAACAACCAGATCACCTACGAGGTGCCGATCGTCATGACGGCATCCGAGGCCAAGGCGCTCTCCTACAAGGCGCTCTGGACCGCGTGGAACAGCCGCGTCGCATACAACTTCCGAGTCAGTCCCGAGTGGCTCAAGATTGAGCCGGGCGACATTGGGACAGTCACCGCTGTCGGTATCACCTACACGGTTCGCGCTGTGCAGGTCACCTACAACAACGACTTCACCATCAGCGTCCAGGCGGTCGGCTGGCTCTCGGACGAGGCCGTCGACATCAGCGCGGACGAGGGCGCGGGCTATCCCCAGACGATCCCGTACACGGTCGGCGCGGCTGCCTACATCCTCGACATCCCGCTGCTCCAGGAGACGGACGATCTCAACTACGCTGGCCAGTTCCCAGTCTACGTGGTCCTCGGTGGTCTCACCCCTGGGTCTGACTGGCCGGGTGGCTCGATGTGGGCAGCCTACGACAGCCTCAACTTCGAGGAGGACGTGGGCAGCCAGACGGACAGCTATGTGGGCGTCGTCCCGACTGTGCCGACTGTGCCCGACTCCATCCTGGCTCGCGACGACTTGAACACCATGACCGTCTACACCAAGGAGGGTGATGTCACCCTGCTGACCACAGCAAGCGAGCTCGAGGTTCTGAACGGGGCCAACTTCGCCGCCTATGGTGCGAACGGACGGTGGGAGGTCATCCAGTTCGAGACCGTCACAGACAACGGCAACGGCTCCTACACGCTCTCTGGCATCTATCGTGGGCAGCGTGGCACCGACTACGCGGTTGACAACCATCGTCCCGGCGACACCTTCGTGCTGCTCGACTCCGACTGGCTAAACTACATCAGCTTCCCGCTCTCGGACGTGGAGCTCGGCTTCCGCTACAAGGGCGTCGGCGTCGGCCAGGACCAGACGCTCATCCCGCCGCAGCTCGTCCAGCTCAATGGCTACGGCGCGCGCCCGTGGCCTCCAGTCAACATCCGGGCGACCCGGTCGCTCTCGGCCCTCACTGGCGACCTCACTCTCTTCTGGGAGAGGCGCTCGCGCACGAGCGGGAACCTGGTGGACGGCGGCGAGATCGCCCCGCTCGAGGCCACCGAGGCGAACGACTACCTCGTCTCGATCCGCCGCTGGGCCCACAAGGACTACGAGTGGAGTGGCTCGAACTGGGACGAGGTGACGGACACCACCAACGACGTTGTCACCTTCGAGGTGACGGGCGCGACCGAGCTCGTCCTGACCGCCGCCCAGATCCGGACGGCCGAGCTCTACGAGTACGCCGAGCCTGACAACCCGGCCACCGAGGGCACCTCCTTCACCCAGGTGAGTGGAGACACGATCCCGGCCTCGGCGACTATCAACGAGCAGATCGCGGACTTGGGCTTTGGCGAGTTCGTACGGATGAAGTATCTCGAGATCATGGTGCAACAGAGGACGACCGTGCCCCACTCGAGTGGATATGGCCCCGGACGGTGGACAACCGTCCAGATAGAGGACACGTGACATGACTAATCACCTCGGCCGGACCGAGCTCAGCACGAATATGACCAACAAGGTCGCTGCAATCAACAACAGCGACGGCATCCTCGACGCGGCCATCACCTCGGCGCTCACTTTCACGTGGGCGGGCGCTGAGACTCTCAAGACCGCGTCCACGGTCCAGACTCAGCAGAACGTCGCCTTCGTCTTCGCGGGCTCCACCTCGGGCAGCCCCAGCTTCAAGTTCGGCAACATCCAGCGTGGCATGGTCGTCGTCGTGAACGACATGGCCCAGAACGTCACGGTCTCGGACTACGCTGGCACCGACTCCTACGTCGCCCTCGCTGGGACCACCACGGTCCTCTACATCGAGGACGATCGCCTCGAGACCATCGTCACCTCCAACTCCGTCCCAGAGGCGGCCAACGACGGCGCGCGCTACGTCCGGCAGAGCCTCGGCTGGTCCGACTCTGGCGGCCTGGTCACGGTCGAGACGGGCACCACCGACTCGCTCACCACGGCAGACGTCGACGACACGATCCAGTACACCAACGCGGGCGCGATCACGGTCACGATCCCGCTGAACTCGTCCCAGGCGATCCGGGTGGGTGGCACCATCCGCCTCATTCAAGGCCCCTCTGCAGGCGTCGTCACCGCCTCGCCGACTGGTGGCGTCACCCTCCTGGGTGCCACTGCGACCACTGGCGCGAACACGCAGCTCCTGCTCATCAAGCTGGACACCGACACGTGGCTCGGCGTGGCCGCCTCCGGCATCAGCGACGCGACCAACGACGGCAACATCTACGCGCGCCAGAGCGCGACCTGGACTGACATCGGTCAAAAGGTCAACACGACCGCCTCCTCGTCGATCACGCTGGCGCTCACGGACCGCAACGACACGATCACCTGCACTGCCTCTGGGGCCATCACCTGTCAGCTGCCCCAGAACAGCACGACTGCCTTCCCCGTGGGCACCTGGATCCGGTTCATCCTCGGCACGGCAGGCACCTCGCTCACGCTCTCGGCGGGCACGGGTGCGACCGTCCGCGGAACCAAGCTGGTGGCCAATCGTCCCGGCGAGGAGCTGTTCGCCCTCAAGACGGACACCAACACCTGGTATGTCTTCCACGCGGACACTGGTGGCCTCTACAACGTGAGCGGCTTCTTCACCGCCGCGCCTGTGGCCTCCGAGCTGCTGCTCAAGCATGTGTTCAGCGAGACGGTCTACTTCCCGGACAACTTCGCTGGCTCGGTCGGCCACGTGGGGACCAACCCCGCAGCCACGTTCGACTGTGACGTCAAGAAGAACGGCTCGAGCATTGGCACAATCAGTGTCAGCACTGGCGGTGCTGTCACATTCACTACCTCCGGCTCTGGTGAGGAGAGCTTCGCCTCTGGCGATCGTATAGAGATTGTCGCTCCGGCCACTCCAGATGCGAGCGTGCTCAACTTCAGTTGGACTCTCAAGGGACGTAAGTGATGGGCATCGTCCACGCCATCAGCTTTGACGACATGACCGACAACGGGGCGGGCTACGCGCTCTACAACTTCACAGAGCTCACGACCTACGGCAACGTCCCCCGCGCCGCTGGTCGCTATGGAGGCTATGCCTTCAGCGCGGGCACCACTGGCACCATCGATCGCTCGCTCGAGCTGCCTGCCTTCTCCGAGTCGCTCGAGTGGAACATTGGCTTTGACTTCTACTACGCCTCTGGCACTGAGACCGATCCGCGTGGCTTCTTCGACTTGCTTGATCACAACAGTGCCCGCATGTGTCGTCTCGCACTCGCGGCCGATGGCTCGCTCAAGTGGTATCGTGGCAATGGTGCGACTCTGATCGGCACGACCTCCACGCTGCTGTCCGCCGCGACCTGGTACTTCATTGAGATGCAGTTCCGCCTCAACGACACCACTGGCTACATCCAGCTCAAGATCGACGACGTTCTTGATATCAACGTGACCGGGACGGACACGCTCGAGGCGGGCGTCGGCCTCCCCAGCTACTTCCTCCTGGGCAGCTTCGGCAGCGCCACGGGCCATCGTGAGAAGCGCATCGACAACCTGCTCATCCGCGACGACCTCACCTGGATGGGGCCGCTCAAGGCAGAGCCGCTCACTCTTACAGCTGACACTGCGGACAAGGATTTCCTGCGCTCGACTGGCTCGGACAACTACGCGCTCATCGACGAGACAGTGGTGAGCGAGACCGACTACATCTACTCTGGGACCCCAGGCGACCTTGACCTGTACACGCTGTCCAACCTCTCGGACATCCCGGAGGACATCGCCTTTGTGCAGACCATGACCATCGCTGAGATGACAACGGTGGGCACGCGCGTGATCCGATCCAAGATCAAGAGTGGCTCCTCTACAGCGGATGGCGATGAGTTCGGTGTGACTGACAGTGCCGACCCGTCTCCGATCTTCCAGCGGTTCACCACCGACCCGGCGACGGGTGTGGCCTGGACCAAGTCTGGCATCGATGGCATGACCGCCGGAGTTGAGGTGGTGCGATGACCACACTCCACTTTGATGGCTTCGACGACTACGCGACCAAGAGCAACTCGGTCACAGGCATCCAGGGAGGCGGGTGGATTGTCGCGGGCAACACCCAGGGAGGTTGCACGGTGGGAGGGCGCAACTCCGACTTCACGGCCATGGCTCTGCGCTGTCTCGAGTTCGCCAACCCGACGAGTTCGTTCACCCAGGACGAACGCGATCTCGGGACCAACTACACCTCCCTGGGAGGCGGCCTGGCGATCTATGCCAACGTCATCCCGCGCGACTGGTACAATGCGACGCTGAAGGGCGAGCGCATCATGGCCTGGTACGACTCCGCTCGCGTCTACCAGTGCGAGTTGGTGATGGACTGGTTCGGCAGGTTCCACTTCTGCCGTGGCTCCACGATCCTCGCCTCGTCCACTCTCTCCAATCCGGCCCATCGCCTCCGCGAGGGTCGCTGGGGCGCGCTCGACTGGGAGATCACCTTCAGTCAGACCGTCGGCACCTTCGAGCTCTGGCTCAACGATGTCAAGATCATTGACGCCACTGGTCTCGACAACTGTGACACCGCGAATGCCAACTGCCGCTATGTCCGCCTGAGTATCAGCAATGGCCTTGACAGCACTCTGTATGTCGACGATTGGTACATCACCGATGGCGCGCGCCTCGAGCACCCCTTTGTGCTGTCCCTCAAGCCCAACAACGATGGCGGTGTGAACGTCTGGACGGCGAGCTCCGGCACCGACGAGTTCGCCATGGTCGACGACCCCACGCCGGACACTGACACGACGTACAACCAGGCCTCCACCGCTGGTGATGAGAGCCGACATGGCTGCGAGAATCTCCCCTCCTATGTGACAGAGGTTCTCAGCGTGGGTGCCCACGCTCTGCTTCGGAAGACAGATGCCACGGCGCGGACGGCGCGCGTGCTGCTGAACTCGAACGGGACCGAGTCGCTTGGGAACACCCACACGTTGACCACGACCTATGGCGGCTCCTGGATCAACGCTCTTGACACAGATCCTGACACCGCCGCCGCGTGGACACTCTCCGGAGTCAACGCGCTCGAGGTCGGCTACGAGGTGGTGAGCTAATGGCAAACGAGTATCGCGCGACAAAGGCCAATCTTCGCGTCCTGGCCCGCAACGACACCGCCGAGGTGAAGATCTACCACTTCCGCGTGGAGGTCTGGCGTCATCCTGACACGGCTGTCTCGACTGGCTCGGGAAGCGGCTCCCGCCGGATGCAGATCATTAGCTAGTCTCACCCTGGGGAACCAGAGGTTTGCCCAGGAAGTCAGAAATAGGGCATTCTGAGGCCGAAGGAGACACCTCATGTTTGACAAGACCACGGTTTCAGAGATCCAGAAGATCGCAGACGATCTCGAGGTCCCGGCCCCGGCCCTCCTGGCTGTGGCCGAGGTCGAGTCGGCAGGCGTCGCACAGTGGCAGGTGGGCTCCAAGAAGCTGCCTCCGATCCGCTTCGAGGGCCACTATTTCTACCGCCTCCTGAAGGGGAAGCAGCGCGACCAGGCCGTCCGAGCAGGTCTCGCCAACCCCAAGGCCGGGGCGGTCAAGAATCCGAACAACTACGCGGCGCGCTATGAGATGCTCGCTCGCGCGGCCAAGATCAACAAGGAGGCCGCCTATGCCTCCACCTCCTGGGGTGTGGGCCAGGTCATGGGCGACCACGCCAAGCGCCTCGGCTTCGGGACTGCCGTCAAGATGGCCTCCAAGTGCATGGAGGACGTGGCCGGGCAGGTGGAGGTGATGGCCGCCTACATCAAGTCCTTCGGCCTCGTCGACGAGCTCCAGAGCAAGGGCTGGGCCGCCTTCGCCAAGCAGTACAACGGCAAGAACTACCGGGCGAACCGCTATGACACGAAGATGGCCGCTGCCTTCAAGCGGTGGTCGAGCAAGGGCATGACGCCCCAGAGGTCGGAGCGTGGTGCGATCGCCGAGCTTCAGCGCAACCTCAAGTCGGTCGGCTTCTACAAGGGCAAGGTCGATGGCGTCTATGGGCCTCACACTCGGGCCGCCGTCCGGCAGTTCCAGAAGGAGCAGGGCCTGGTCGTCGATGGCAAGTACGGGAAGATGACCGACGAGGCTCTCGACCGGGTGATCGCCAACAAGCAGCGGGATCGCGGCGAGAAGGCAATCGGCGCGGGCGGTGGGGCGGTGGGCTCCGGCGCTGCCGTCGAGGTCATCAACAATCAGGTCGAGAAGCTCGAGACGATCAGCCAGTACTCCGACATCATCACCTACGGTGTCATCGCACTGGTGCTGCTCGGCGTTGGCCTCACGCTCTACGGCTTCATCAAGCGCCGCCGCGCCTATAGCGATGGAGCTGAGTGATGTTCTTCAGCTTCATCGCCTTCATCCTCACCAAGTTCGTCAGCCCCCTGGGCCTCAGCTTCCTCGAGCCGCTCCTCAACTTCTTCAACGCGAGAGAGGCCGCTGGGGTCGCCAAGACCGGGCAGTTCACGACCGCGCTGCAATCGGCTCTCGACGCCGAGGTGCAGTCGCGCCGGATCGCCTCGCAGGAGCGAGTCGCGCTCTGGGGAGATACCTGGTACAAGCTCCTGATATATCTAATCGTCGGCCCTCCTGCTATATACAGTGGTGCAGTCTTCGCCGACTCGGTCTTCAACTTTGACTTTGTAGTGAATGCCGCACCAGCTCGCTTCGAGGAGTTGGGATTCGGCATCCTCATGACCTTCATCGGCGCGTCTGGAGCGGTCGGTGCAGTCTCAGGATTGAAGGGCATTTGGAGAAAGTGATGGCGGAACGAGAGAAGATGATCAACCTCACGCAAGATGAACTCAAGGCAATCGTGTCAACCACGGTTGACGAGGTGCTCACTCGCATCGGTATCGATCACAGCAACCCGGTTGAGATGCAGAAGGACTTCGCTCACCTGCGCAAGTGGCGCGGGGCGGTGGACACTGCCCAGTCGACATCCATGCTGGCCGCCCTCGGCATCCTCACCAGCGGCTTCCTGGCCGCGCTGTGGCTTGGTCTCAAGTCAATGATCCTGGAGAAATAAGAATGAGTGGAGCAGATGTGAAGGGCCTGGACTCGAAGAAGGTCTGGGAGAAGTACCTCGAGCTCGATCGGAACATCTCAGCGACAGCTCGTCACTTCAAGATCACAAGGCCCACTGTCCTCTACCACCTCCGCAAGATGCCTGGCTTCGGCAAGCCTGTGATCGGTGGCAAGGTCCATGGCACTCGCGCCGTCAAGGCCGCCCCCTCTGGGGCTGTCCGCCGCTACATCCTCACCTCGGCGCAGAACAACACACTGGTCCCAGAAAAGCTCTGGGAGAACCTGATGGCGCTGAAGGAGTTCTACCAGGCCGAGCTCATGATCGGCACCTTCACCTACAACAAGAATGCCTACGGTCCCATGTCCGTCAAGTGGGGAACGGACGATGCCCCAGAGGAGCTCTGGTACGACGAGCGTCTACTTCCTTATATCCGTGATGAACGGGTTGAGCTCGCCAAGGGATTGGTGTGGTGCGGGGAAATGAACATCCTGCCAACTGCCGTCCGGCCTCTCTCCGAACTTCACACTTACACCGGGATGGACTCCGGCATCTTTCCCCATGCCAAGATTGCCCTGAAATGCGTTGCGACAGCGAAGTCGGAGCCGCCCAAGTTCAACTACACAACGGGCGCTTGCACGATGCGCAACTACATCAAGAAACTCGCCGGACTTCGGGCAGAGTTTCACCACACGTATGGTGCCCTCCTCGTAGAAGTTGACGTTGACGGCGTGTGGTTCGTCCGTCAGCTTAACGCTGACAGCAAGTGGCGCATTCATGACCTCGACGTAGTCGCCGAAGGTGGGGTTGTGCAGACAGACGTTGACGTCGAGGGGATGGTGTGGGGCGATGTACACACGCCTCGTACAGATGATCAACTCATTGAAGTGTGCTGGGGAAGCGGTGGGATTCTCGATGAACTTCGTCCACGCCATCAGGTCTTTCATGATCTCCTCGATTTCTACGGGCGCAATCACCACGAGGTGAAGAACCACGTCAAGATGTTCAAGCGGTACGTCAACGGCCAAGACTCGGTCGTCGATGAGATCCGCGCGGCGGCTGCCTTCCTCGACAAGGCCTACCGTCCATGGTGTACCAGCGTCGTTGTCAACAGCAATCATGACCGGGCACTCGAGCGCTGGGTCGTCGACGCGGACTACAAGAAGGATCCCAAGAACGCCCTGTTCTACTTGAGAGCAACTGCCGCCTGGTACGAGGCCATCGCCAAGGGAGACACCAACTTCCTCCTGCTCGAGTGGGTGATGGAGGAGGCCGGGCTCGTCAACGACACCAGGTTCCTCCGCCTCGACGAGAGCTACACCATCCTCGACATCGAGCACGGCTTCCACGGCGACCTGGGGCCGAACGGGACCAAGGGCGACGCCCGCTCGCTCAGCCACATGGGGCGCAAGCTAACGATGGCCGACAAGCACACTGCCGAGATCCATGATGGCGTCTATGTCGCGGGCACCTCGTCCCGGCTCGACATGGGCTACAACCATGGTCCATCGTCCTGGAGCCACAGCCACGTGGTCCTCTATCGCAACGGCAAGCGTGCCATCATCACCATGCGAGACGGTCGCTGGCGTGTTCCACGCTCCTGACATGAGTTCGCTGAGTATGCTGCTCATTGAGGCCTATTGCCTCTTTACCCTGCATCCCCCTGGGGTTGAGGTCTACACCCTATCGAACTGGGCCCAGGGGGCGCGTGGGTTGGGTGGCTAGGGTGTGGGCTATTTACTCTCTTCTCTCCTCTCTTAAAGAGAGTAGAGTAATTAGAGCTAACCCCAAGTCACCACTTGTATAGACCTGGCTCGGCCGCCTCCTCATGGACACTCAACGAACTCATCTCCAGGGACAGCAGCAAACTGACGCCCAGGGAGAGCTGCTGGGCTATGCAGAGGCCATGGCCCCATTCACCTACAAGACCAAGCCACTTGACCACCAGCGCGCTCACTTCGAGAAGCACGCTCGCGAGGCGAGGTTCGCCCTGCTCTGGGAGCAAGGCACTGGCAAGACGAAGGAGATGATCGACGAGCTCGCGCTGATGATCGCTGAGAAGCGGATCGGTTGCATCCTGCTCGTCGCGCCGAATGGCGTCCATCGGAACTGGCTCACCGACGAGATCCCTAAGCACATGCCAGACGAGATCCGCGATCGGATCCACCCGTTCATCTACCAGAGCAACAAGGCCTCGACCAAGTGGCACAAGCGCGCGCTGGACCGCTGCGTCGGCATCGATGGCAAGCTGCCGATGCTGATCTTCAGCTACGATGGCTTCATGACCGACGCGGGCAAGAAGGCAGCTTGGCGACTGCTGCAGCGTGGCGACTGCTGCTACATCCTCGACGAGGCGCACCACATCAAGACCCCAGGGGCGAAGAAGACCAAGTCGATCCTGGCCTCGTCCAAGTACGCGCCCGTCCGCCGCATCATGACGGGCACTCCGATCGCCGTTGGACCGTTCGACCTCTACAGCCAGCTCAAGTTCATCGACGAGCACATCTGGGATGACATCGGCTGCTCGACCTTCGCAGCGTACAAGACGTTCTTTGGCGTCTGGGAGAAGGGCTACAACAAGAAGCAGGGCCGCGAGTTCCCGATCCTGGTCCGCTACCGGAACCTCGACATCCTGCAGAAGAAGCTGGACAAGATCTCGACGCGCGTGCTGAAAGACGACGTCCTCGATCTGCCGCCGAAGCTCTTCACGACGCGGTACTATGAGATGACGCGCCAGCAGGCCGAGATCTACGAGACGCTGAAGAGCGAGTTCATGTACGACCACGGGAACGGCAAGTTCACCAATGCCAGCCTCGCGATCGTCCGGCTGCTTCGCTTCCAGCAGGTTCTCTGTGGCTACCTGCCCTTCGAGGACGAGCTCGGGAACCGTGGCGTCGAAGTGATCCCAGGAGGCAACCCGAGGCTCGACTTGCTCCACGAGTGCATCGAGGATCTGCCTCATCAGGCCATCATCTGGGCGCGCTTCACCAAGGACATCGACCTCATCCTCGACCGGATCAAGGCGATGGGGAAGAGGGCCGGGCGCTATGATGGGCAGTGTGGAAGCGACGAGCTCGAGCGAACCAAGCGCGGCTTCAACGCGGGCGAGCTCGACTTCTTCGTCGGCAACCAGAGCATGGGCTCCGAGGGCCTCACCCTGAACGCTGGCAAGTCGACGATCTACTACAACAACACCTTCCGCTACATCCACCGCAGGCAGAGCGAGGATCGCAACCACCGCTTCGGCCAGGACGGCGCGGTCCACGAGTTCGAGGCTCTGCCCGACGATCCATACGCGGCATTCCGCGAGCCGGGCGAGGTGCAGCGGACTCCCTCTGGGCCAGTTCGGGGCGTCCTGTATACAGACCTGATTGCCCAAGACACGGTGGACGAGCACTTTGTACGCAACCTGCTCGCCAAGCAGGCGCTGTCCGATCAGATCACTGGTGATCGCGTGAAGGAGTGGCTGTCGATATGACCAAGAGAGCGCAGGGCCGAGGCACCGTCTCAGTGCAGCACAAGACGAGCGACGACCTAACCGATCACGAGCTCGCATGGGTGGCCGAGGTCGAATACACGACCGACTACGAGCCATTCGGCAGCACCTATGTTCCCAGAGAGTCAGCTGAGATGCTCGAGGGCCACTGGGAGTGGGACGGCGAGGAGAAGGCCGAGTGGTGGATCAACAGCAGGCTGCTGATGATGGGCTACAAGATCGAGGAAGTGGGCCAGCTCAAGACGCGGGCCACCGAAAACTGGAAAGCAGAGGAAGCATTCTGATGACACACGACTACAGCGAGTTCGCCACTCCGATCGGCGACAACAGCATGGCTCGGCTCTCTGGGCTCGCCAAGCTGCAGAAGGAGCGCGAGCAGCGCGTGGCCGAATTGCAGCGCCAGCTCCAGGAGGCCCAGGACGAGCTCGAGCAGATCGCGGGCAAGGAGTTGCCCGAGCTCATGCAGGATCTCCGCCTGGAGAACTTCACCACGTCCGATGGCATCACCATCAACATCAAGGAGAGCATCCACTGCTCGATCCCCAAGGCGCGCCAGGACGAGGCATTCGAGTGGCTCGAGAAGGCGGGCGACGATGGCATGGTCAAGCGCAAGTTCATCATCGCGTTCAACCGCGACGAGGAGGCCTGGGCCAACAAGTTCCGCGCCGATCTGGCCAAGCGGAAGAAGCCCGTCAACGCCATCATCGAGCGCAAGGTCGAGCCGCCGACTCTCAAGAGCTACGTGACCAAGAAGCTCGAGGCGGGCGAGCCGATCCCGCAGGAATTGTTCGGCGTCCACCGTCGGAAGATCGCAACAGTAGAGGTGAAGTGATGGCAAAGAAAGCCAAGAAGCCTGAGAAGACCAAGGACGAGCTCCGGAATGTATATCCGGATGATGGTCGCACGCACTCGGTGGGCGAAGAACCCTGCTGGTGCGAGCCCAAGGAGGTCGACGGTCAGCGGATCCACAATCCTGGCGGGCAGACTGTTTAGGAGACCCAGCGCCCCCTCCCTGGGGCATGCTCCACATTGACCGCGCTGGGCGGTATATCCCAGCAAGACGGCCGATGCACGGAGCGGCCATAAAAGTCTCCCTGCGAACAGAAGGAGGCCCATATGGGCAACAAGTCTAAGGCCGTCGCCACGGCTGAAAACAAGGCGCTTGCACCTGTCTACGACTACGGCGACGACGCCGGGGCTGGCTTCGAGGGGACGAAGTCAACCGACCTTGCAATCCCCTTCCTCAATGTCATGCAGTCCAACTCGCCCTCGGTCGCCGATGGCGTGAACAAGAACGGTGACATCGTCAACTCCGTGACTGGCGAAGTCTGGTCCGGCGACGAAGGAATCCCCTTCCAGGCAGTCCACCGCGAGCGCAAGTTCGTCAAGTGGAAGCCGCGCGACCAGGGCGGTGGCTTGATCGCCGTCTACGACCCGGAAGACCCCTACGTCGAGAAGGTCAAGTCGATGAACGCCTCGACCTACGGCAAGCTGAAGACCGAGGACGGCAACGAGCTCATCGAGACTCACTACGTCTACGGCCTCATCCTGAACAACGAGGGCACCGAGCAGAATGGCTTCGCTCTCATGGCCTTCACCAGCACCAAGATCACCCCGTGGAAGAAGTGGTTCACGGCCATGAACTTGGTCAAGGGGAAGCCGCCCATCTTCGCCTTCCGGGCGCGGATGACCACGACGAATGAGAAGAACGACAAGGGTCAGGCCTACAAGGGCGTCGACTTCAAGCCCCTGATCGGCAAGACCTGGGTTGACACTCTCATCCCGCCGACCGACCCCATGATGCTCGAGGCCAAGAACCTCCGCGACATGATTCTCTCTGGCATTGCCAAGGCTGACTTCAGCGCTCAGGAGCGTGGGCCTGAGGGAGACGCCGCTGGCAAGACTGGTGGTGAGAAAGAGGTGCCGTTCTAGTCGTTCCGCCCCTGCTTCCCGACTAGAACAACAGGGGGTGGTCTCATGGGCCACCCCCACTTCATCAGGAGACCATCATGGTTGGAACTTTCAAGAGCATGTTTCGTGGTGGCGTCGCGCCGCCGAGCATCAATCACATACTGAGCCAGATGAAGTGGCTCGGGGGACCAGAGATTCCAGAGGAGCCGCGCCGCCTCCGCCTGGGCGAGGGTCCAGTCAATGGCATCCCCAAGGGCTCCTGGGGACGTCGCGTCGGCGCGTGGGAGGTCGACCCTGACAACCCCAACCGCCTCCGGGCCTTCCACTACACCAAGGGGTGGCGCTACCAGAGGAACCCCGATGCAGTGGTCTCCTGAGCAGGACCGGGCGCTCCAGGCCATCGACAAGTGGGCGCGCGACCCAGGGTCGCCACAGGTGTTCAAGCTGTTCGGCTACGCGGGCACAGGTAAGACCACGCTCGCGAAGACGATCGCCGAGGGCATCGACGGGCGCGTCCTCTTCGGGGCGTACACAGGCAAGGCAGCTCATGTCCTCCGGGGCAAGGGCTGCCCGAACGCCGACACGATCCACTCGATGATCTACCACTCTCGCGATCAGAGCGCCCTGCGCCTCAAGCAACTGGAGCTCAGCCTGCTCGAGTTCAAGCAGGAGATCGCGGCCGAGCACGCACCAGAGGATCGCAATTCGATCGACTGGGGGCAATACAAGCAGTACAACGAACTTTGTCGGGAGATCGACGCCGAGCGGATGAACTGCAGCAAGCCCATGTTCAGTCTCAACTTCGAGAGCGAGGTGAAGTACGCGAACCTCGTCATCATCGACGAGTGCTCGATGGTGGACACGACCATGGCCGACGACCTGCTGTTCTTCGGAACCAAGGTCCTCGTCTTGGGAGATCCCGGCCAGCTTCCCCCGGTCATGGGCACTGGCTATTTCATCCAGGGCGAGCCGGACTTCATGCTCCAGGAGATCCACCGCCAGGCGCGCGACAACCCGATCATCGCCATGGCATCGCACGTGCGCGAGGGCGGGGCACTCAAGGTTGGAGAGTGGGGTGAGAACCAGATCATCCCAGTCGAGGAGCTGAAGCAGCACGGCCACATCATGACCGAGGCGGACCAGATCCTCGTCGGTCGCAACAACACTCGTCGCGACTACAACAAGCGCATGCGTCAGGTCCTTGGACGCTCGGCCTCCTGGGACAAGTGGCAGCCCGTCGCCCAGGACAAGCTGGTCTGCCTCCGCAACAACAAGGAGCTCGGCCTGCTGAATGGTGCGCAGTGGGAGGTCACCTCCGTTCTCAGCTTCACCGAGGACCGGGTGAATATGCAGCTCCGCTCGCTCGACACGCAGGCGCTGCTCGACGTCGAGGGGCACACTCACCACTTCATGGGCAAGACCGAGGCCATGCCGTGGTGGGAGCGCAAGGAGGCCGAGGAGTTCGACTATGGATACGTGATGACGACGCACAAGGCCCAGGGGTCGCAGTGGGACAAGGTCGTCGTGTTCGATGAGAGCTTTGTGTTCAGAGAGGATAGAAGCAAGTGGCTGTATACAGCGATCACAAGAGCGGCTCAGCAGCTCCACATCGTGAAGATGTAGGGGCGTGGCTCGAGCGCGTGCATGAGGATATAACGCGAGTCGGCCTGCCTGTAGTTATGATGATAGTGAGGCGGCGGATGTCCAGACACCAGATGCTCGCGGTGGCAAGCACTCTAGAGCGTGTTGCAGCTGACATCAGATCACGCCTTGCTAGTTGAGACATGAGACATTCAGAATGGGAGCCCTGCACGTGATGCAGCAGATCAATTCAAGAGGTTGGGAAATGTACGGACCGCAGACGCCGCTCGGACAGGAGATTCATGCAAACAACTATCGTGAGGAGGGGGAGAGTTTCCGCGAGTACGGCAACCGAGTTGCCAGCGCGCTGACGGACGGGGCCGACGAGTTCCAACTCTTCCGCGACGACCTGCTCACGCAGCGGACGCTGCCCGGTGGTCGCATCCAGAAGGCGGCGGGCTCGATTCGTGGTGTCACGATGTATAACTGCTTCGTCTCTGGGACCATCGAGGACAGCTTCGTCTCCGGTCCAGGCAATATCATGCAGGCGCTCACCGAGAGCGTCACGACCATGCGCCTCGGCGGTGGCATCGGCTACGAGTTCAGCACGCTCCGCCCCAAGAACGCGCCGATCAAGAAGCTCGGCTCGAAAAGCTCCGGGCCGCTCGCGTTCATGGACATGTTCGACGCTGGCTGCGGCTGCGTCAAGTCGGCGGGCGATCGCCGTGGAGCCCAGATGGGCACCTTCGACATCCACCACCCGGACATCATGGACTTCATCCACGCGAAGCAGGGGTCCGGTCGCTTCAAGAATTTCAACCTGTCCGTCCTCGTGACCGACGAGTTCATGGCCGCGCTCGACGCGCATCAGCCCTACGAGCTCCGCTTCGCCGGGGAGAGCTATGGGCAGGGTGATCCCAGGGTAGTGTGGGACGCGATCATGCGGTCGACCTACGACTGGGCCGAGCCGGGTGTGATCTTCATCGACCGGATCAACCAGCGGAACAACCTGTGGTACGCCGAGCGCATCCGTGCCACCAACCCCTGCGGCGAGCAGCCCCTCCCTCCATACGGGGCCTGCCTCCTGGGTTCGATCAACCTCACCAAGTTCGCCAACCGGGGCTTCGGTGGCCGCTGGGTGTTCGATTGGCAGGGCCTCGCCCAGGCCGCCGAGCGGTTCGTCCGCGCCCTCGACAACGTGGTCGACCGCAGCATCTACCCCCTCGAGCAGCAGCGTGCAGAGGCCCTCTCGAAGCGCCGCATGGGCATCGGGGTGACGGGCCTCGCCAATACCATCGAGGCTATGCTCGGCCGCCCTGCCTACGGCGAGGAGGAGTTCGTCGCCATCCAGGACGACATCCTCCGCACGATCGCCGAGGCCGCCTACAACACCTCCGTCGACCTGGCGAAGGAGCGCGGTCCCTTCCCGCTCTTCGACCGGGACAAGTACCTCTACGGAAACGAGGAGGCCTTCGCCCAGAGGCGGCTTCCGGAGTGGCTCAAGGAGAAGATCTGGAAGCACGGCATCCGGAACAGCCACCTCCTCTCGATCGCCCCGGCTGGCACGATCTCCATCGTCGCGGACAACGTGAGCTCGGGCGTCGAGCCTGTGTTCCTCCACCGCTACGACCGGACGGTCATCACCCCTGCTGGGACCAAGGTCGAGACCGTCGAGGACTATGGCGTCCGGGTGTTCGGCATCGAGGGCAAGACGACCGAGCATGTCACCGTGGACGAGCACCTCGCCGTGCTGGCGAAGGCCGCCGAATGGGTTGACAGCGCCGTGTCGAAGACCGTCAACATCCCCGAGTCGTACGACTTCGAGGACTTCAAGAAGGTCTACCGCAAGGCCTACGATCTCGGGGCCAAGGGCTGCACGACCTTCCGCACTGGCGGGAAGCTCCAGGGCATCCTGCAGCCGACCAAGGAGGAGCCGAAGGAGGAGGCCGTCGAGGCCTGCTTCATCGACCCGGTGAGCGGCAAGCGCGAGTGCGCCTAGTTATGGATACCCACGGACGGCTGCTGGTGCACTATGCACAGGCAGCCCCCTCTGGGGCCATCAACTAGGGAAACACTGACATGCCTGACGAACAATACCCAGGAATGCGCTCGCATCCAGGCTATCATCTGCTGCGTCAAGAGAAGCGACAGCTTGGAGATCTAATCTGGGATCTCAAGAACGGCGCCATCTACAAGTGGGATATCAACACCCCCTCTGGCCAGTCGTACTTGGCGAAGCTCCGGAACCAGGTTCGCCTGCTCCATATCACACACCGCTACTTGCGCGGTCGCACGTATCGCGGCTGCGAGAGCAAGACGCACAACCGACTCTCGAACGAGTGGGTGGCGCGCATCGAGTTCCTTGCCAACCTCTACGGCGGGCCGCTCCACGGCGACATGCCTCCCGTGTCCGAGTGGGTCAAGGCCAACTGATGCTGAAGCCGATTCTCATCGGGCAGGCCCCTGGGCCGAACACCGACCCAGCCCTCCCGCTATTCCCGCTCCCCAGCACATCCGCTGGGGGGCGGCTCTGCTCTGTCATGGGGCTCTGCTACAAGGACTACATCCGGCGCTTCGATCGCGCCAACGTCCTCGTCGAGTTCCCAGGGAGGCACAAGCGGGATGACAAGTTCCCGCTCCGTGATGCCAAGCTCGCCGCTCGATCGATGAAGCAGCTCCTCAAGGGCCGTCATGTCATCCTAGTCGGCCGCAACGTGGCAGCGGTGTTCAACGTGCTGGATCTCCCATTCCACCACGCGAGCGAATATCACGATTGGTGCAAGACTCTCGCAGTCGTGCCCCACACCAGTGGTCGCAATCACTGGTACAACTCCGCTGCGAATCGTGAGGAGGCCCGGAGATTCTGGCTTCAACACATTCCGGCTATTCTTGACACTAAGCTGTTGCTTTCGGCTGTCAGCCGGGGCACTTATATGCAACACCCGGTGCTGGGTGAGACAGGAGCAAGCTATGACGACAGTCACGTATCAGGGCATCCAGTTCACTGAACAGATGCTCCAGGAGGAGAAGACCTCCGACCTGCTGAAGACCTACAACCGCATCGCCGAGGCGAACGACGAGAAAGTCGTCAACAAGTTCGCCGACCACGCGACCGCTGTGAAGCGGACGTGGGCCATGCTCCAGAAGCACGGCAAGTCCGTGAAGAAAGAGGTCAAGGTCGCCACCGAGCGTCGTCTCCGGACGAAGCACTTCAACTATGTCGCAGTCGGCCAGCCCAAGCCTCGCCGCGAGTCCAGCGCCGACAACCCGGTGCTGCGCGACATGCTGCTGACTCGCCTGCTCACGCCAGAGGGCCTCAGCTTCAACCAGGCCAAGGAAGTCGTCGCCGAGTTCGACGAGCTTCGCGAGCGCCTCGGCAAGCCCGTCCGCAACGGCGGCGAGCATACCGTCGAGACGCGGGCCTACGAGGGCCTCCGCCTCATCCACTACTATCTCAACTACTCCCTGAAGCAGGACGGCGAGGGCGACGACGCGCCCATCCGCATCGTCGGCAACAGGAAGTCGTAGTGCGGAACTACCAGCGCCTGAGCATCGAGGACTTCGGCGCGCATCTTCTCAAGACGGGCGACCTCGACCCGATCTACATCGCACTGCAGCGAATGCGACTCCCCGCTGGCCAGCTTCATCGCTGGCTGGCGGCCTACTGGTGCTTCTACCACGCGGGCGTCGCCTGCCACATGTCCGAGCTCCAGGGCGAGGACTACTGGCGTGAGATGCAGACAGCCACCGAGAACGTGCTCCCCGCCCCTCCTGGGACGAGGTGGCCCAGAGGTCACGAGCGTCGCCACTTCAGGGGCGAGCAGGGCAATCTCGCCATGCTGAGCCTCCGGTCTCGCTATCCCAACGACGCTGACGACTGGCTGCTGACGATCCAGGAGAAGGCGCTTTCCAAGACTGGCACAGGCGCGCATGTACCATTCTCCACGATCTCCGAGATTGTGCAGGAGGAGCGCGGCTTCGGCCCTTGGATCTCGTTCAAGGTCGGCGACATGCTCGAGCGACTCGACCTGCTCAAGGTAGACTTCACCGAGGCCGAGGTGTTCATGTTCAAGGACCCCAGGGAGGCCGCGTTCCGGCTCTGGCGGGTCAAGGCTGGGCTGAGCGAGCACGCAATTCCCAAGAATCCTGGTGGTGTCATCACCGATGTGGTGACCTACCTGACCGAGCACTTCAAGGACCACGCGGCACCGCCCCGCAAGGAGCGCCCTGTTGGTCTGCAAGAGGTCGAGACGATCCTCTGCAAGTGGAAGTCCCACATGAACGGACACTATCCGCTCTTCAACGACACGACTGAGATCCGCGCAGGCCTGCTCGAGTGGGATCACACGGAAACTGCTCGCCTGATGTTCAACAAGATGCCAGAGGTGCATGATGTACTACCGTGATGAAGGACCAGACTTGACGTGGCTGCTCGCGTTCGTCGTGCTCATGATGATAGGTGCCGTGGTCCTTGGGACCGACGAGCAAGAGCAGCGCGTCGCCCGTGGCAAAGTAGACCGCGAGAACGTCCTGGTCGTCTATCCAGAGCAGCTTCGCCAATGAAGTGGTGGATGCTCTGGTGGGCTGGCGCGATCTACGCAATCTTGCAGCTAGGCTTCGTCCTTGGGACAGCCTGGATGCTACTTAATGGAGTGAAGCTGCCATGAAAATCGGCATCGTCGGCAACGGCCTATTCGGGTCCATCATCGGGGACACCTTGCTCCGACAAGGGCATGAAGTCCACAGGTACGATATCGTCCGGCCGAACAATGGCTCGCAACCCGCTGCTTGCCTCATGAAGCCGGGCTGGCTCAGCAAGGTGCCGAGGCTCAACGAGGTCTTCGACCTGCTCGACGAGCTCTATGGCTTGCAAGAGTTGACCTTCACGGCGAACGGCATGCTCGACTTCCAAGTGAAGTGGGTGAATCCGCGTCGAATCCTTCACCCGCTTCTATGCGCCACAGAGATCTCCCATGTCAACACTGATGGTGTGATCGAAGACAAGCGTGGCGTCGAGATCAAGTTCGACCGCGTGATCGTCGCTGCTGGCGTCTGGACCAAGGAGCTCTGCCCCTGGGTCCCAGTGGAGGCGCGGTGGGGGATGGCCCTGCTCTGGAGGAACCACCAGGAGAGCGTTCTGCCCTCGACGATCAGCCAGTGGGCTCCGTACAAGCAGCTCATCGGCTTCCAGCGGGGCGACGGTTTCTGGGGCGGCGACGGCAGCGCACTGAAGAGGTGGGAGCACGAGGCCGAGCAGCGCGTCTACGATCGCATCTACGACCACTTCGACCTCGGCCCACACCCTGTCAAGTTGATAGGGCAACGACCGTATGTGGCGCAAACTACACCCGGTCACCCCTGCTGGCTAGAGCAGCGGGACAAGCTGATTATTGCAACAGGAGGAGCGAAAAATGGAACTGCGGCTGCGGGATTCTGTGCTCTCACCATCCGGGAATGGCTCCGTGGTTGAGCTCGGACGACCCATCGTCTGCACCTTCGCCAAGCCGACCGACCATGTCAAGCTGGTGAAGCTCGCCAAGACGAGCCCCTACACGAGCCACTTCAGCAACCGGATCATGTTCTCGAGTGACGCGGCCTACGCCAAGGGCTGGATCCGCATGCTGTACGACTCGGCCGACCCCGACAACCCGATGGCGCTCACCTGCGTCCGGCACAAGTCGCGCGAGCCCAAGTCGACGGCGCTCTACTTCCTGGTGGTCCGGCCCGACCTGCGCGGTCGAGGCTACGGCGACTTGATGATCTTCGACCTGGTGCAGCAGTCACCATCCAAGATCATCCAGCTCAACGTCGCCAAGGACAACGAGTCGGCCATCCGCTTCTACAAGCGTCACGGATTTGATACCATCGGAGAGTCGTTGTACGACAAGGACGGCAAGCCGCATGGTTGGCTCATGGAGTTGAAGAGTGCATCCGATTGACAAGTTCCGCAAAGAAGCAGTAGAGTCCCACCTGTTCGTCTCTGACCGCGAGGTCGAGTCGTTCATCGAGGGCACACTCGCCTCTCGTCGCGTCTCCTACCGCGCGCAGGAGTTGACATACCCAGAGGCTCAGCTAGGTGATGACCTGCTGGAACTACTGGAGCAGTTGAAGGGAATACGTGATGATCATCAACTTGAGAGGGACCTCGGGCTCAGGGAAATCCACCCTGATGCGCCACGTCATGGACTGCTACACCGGATCAAGGCTGCGCTTCAAGCGCGATGGTCGTAAGCAGCCTCTGGGCTACCTCCTGGGACGTGGTGACAACGTCGAGCCGGGCAAGTCGCTCTTCATCCCAGGGCACTACGAGGTGGCCTGTGGAGGCTGCGACACGCTAGATGGCTATGACACGATCTACGGCCTGGTCCGCACGGCCCACGCCGCTGGACACGATGTCCTCTACGAGGGCCTCCTGATCAGCGGCGAGAGCGCCCGGCCGATCGCCCTGCACAACGAGGGCTACCCGATCCAGGTGATCGCCCTCAATACACCAATCGACGTCTGCATCGACTCGATCAACGCGAGGCGGCAGGCGAAGAAGGGGCCGGACGCGCCTCCGGTCAAGGAGCGCAACACGATCGCCAAGGCGCGGGCGGTAGAGATCGCAATGGAGAAGATGAAGGAGGCAGGAATACCATGTCAATGGGCAAGTCGGGACGACGCGCTAATCCTGATAAGGAACGCGCTCAGAGTATGAACAACACCCCGCTCGCACGGATCGTGTGCGGGCTTCAAGCACAGGTGAAGACGATGGAGCGCCAGCTCCGCCGCCAGGATATCGACATCAACAACCTCCGCAAGCAGCTCGACGATTTCAGGCGCGAGCAGAACAGAGGCTACCTGGGCTATGACTGACACGTTCGAGAAGAACATCGAGGGCTTCTTCTGGCTGGCGCGAGAGCGGCAGGAGATGAAGCGCAAGCGGGAGGCCTACCTGCCTCCCCCTTGGACCAAGGACTACGTGCTGGCCAACTATCGCTTCTGCAACGTGCACAGACGAGACGACAAGGTCAGCGCGTGGATCATCGACAACATCTACGAACCGCTGCATGGCTCTCCAGCCATCTTCATGGCAGCCTATGTGGCACGGTGGTTCAACAAGATCGAGACGCTCGACCTCATCAAGGATGAGATGAAGGGCGAGTTCGACCTGATGCGGATGAAGGAGATCCTCCACCCCGTCTTCAGCCAGGGCAACCCGATCTTCGGCTCGGCCTACATCATTCAGAGCCCCACCGGGGAGAACAAGCTTGACGGCATCCTCTGGGCGATCGGCAACGTGACCAAGCGGTGGACCGAGGGCTACAAGATCGCCACCGAGACCAAGTCCATGGCACAGACGCACGCTTGGCTCCAGCAGTTCCCCCACATGGGGCCATTCATGGCGTATCAGGTGGTCTGCGACCTGACCTACACGCCGATCCTCGAGAACGCGGTCGACAAGATGGAGTGGACCTGCGCTGGCCCAGGAGCGGCCCGAGGCCTGGGGTGGCTCTACCACGACCTCGAGGGGGCCTTCAACTACAACGGGGCCAAGGACCAGCTCATCATGAAGGCGCACATGCACGAGGTGCTAAAGTTGAGCCAGCAAGAAGTCTACTGGCCTAGCATTTGGGGTGCGTGGGAGTTGGCCACTGTTCAGCACTGGTCCTGCGAGTACGACAAGTGGAGGCGTGGCCACAGTGGCCAGTCTCTGAAGCGGAGGTATGAAGCATGTACGTGATCGAGGGGCGCAACGCCCAGTCTATCCTGCCAGAGGCGATCCGCCTTCTGGACATCCACGGAGTCGACCGTGACAGCCGAAACGGCCCGGTGCGCATGTTCCCCATGCCCGCCGCGATCGTCTACGCCCGGCCGACCGAGCGTGTGATCTTCTGGGAGGAGCGGGATGCAAACCCGTTCTTCCACTTCATGGAGTGCCTGTGGATGATCAACGGGCGCAACGACGTCGCCTGGCTCGACACCTACAGCGGTGGCATCAAGCGGTACAGCGACGATGGCAAGACCTACCACGGGGCCTACGGTCACCGCTGGCGTCGGCACTTCCAGATGGACCAGCTCATGATGGCCGTCGAAGAGCTGAAGCGCGACCACAACAACCGTCGCGTCTACATCGCGATGTGGGATCCTGAGTACGACTTGGCCAAGGAGGGGAAGGACTTCCCCTGCAACGTGGGCCTCACCTTCCAGGTGAACTTCCTCGGGGCGCTTGACATGGTCGTTCACAACCGATCCAACGACCTGGTCTGGGGCGCGCTCGGCGCGAACGCGGTGCACTTCAGCTTCCTCCAAGAGGTGGTGAGCGCGATGGTCGGAGTCCCAGTGGGTGGCTACTGGCAGGTGAGCAGCAATCTCCATGCCTACCACGACACCTACAAGAAGGTCGAGGTCCTGAGGCACGCGGCACCCGACCCCTACAGCACCTCCCGTCCCTGGGACCCCTACGCCTACACGACCGACCCTGTGGAACCGTTCCCGATCATGAGCGTGGCCCCAGACGTCTGGTTCCAGGACCTGGGCATATTCATGAAGGAGGGGCCGATCGTCGGCTTCCGCGATCCGTTCTTCAGGCAGGTGGTCACGCCGATGTACATGGCTCACAAGGCCTACCGCGACCGCACTGATCCTGACCGCCACCATCGCGCAATTGAGATACTGTCGACCCAGTGTCGGGCATCAGATTGGCGCAAGGCCGGAGTGGAGTGGCTCGAGCGTCGACTGAAGGCCTGGCTCGAGAGTGACAAGGAGCGCCTATGAGACTGCTAAAGCTATTCACTGTCGACATTCTCACGTTTTGCGCGTGGCTCCTCCTGTTCTTGATCATGGGTCTCGGCTTCGCGCTGATATCGAGCTCGCTGTTCAGCACAGCCTTCCCACTCGCCGGGCTCGTCTACGGCATCCTCGGGTGGCTGGCGGGTGACGCTGTGCGGCCTGTCTACCTCTGGCTCAGGGAGCAGTTCCATGTTGACCAATCTTGACATCAAGAATCGAGCCTACGCCATCCTCGGCGCTCGCGCTGGTGGACGAGTGGAGCGGTGCCACAGCATCCCACACCAGGGCTCCTACAGCAACGCCGCCCACTCCTGGGGCGTCGCCATGCTCATGCAGCAGATCTGGCCGGAGGACTTCCCTCGGCTGGCACTGGCCTGCCTGACCCACGACATTCCAGAGTTCTGGGTGGGCGACATTCCCGCGCCGACGATGCGCGCGGTCCCAGGGTTGAAGGAGTCCCTGGTGCAGATCGAGGACAGGTGCCTCGAGCGCCTCGAGCTCCCTGGGCTCGTGAACTTGAGCGAGGAGGACTACCGGAAGCTCAAGGCCTGTGACTGGCTCGAGTTCTGGCTCTGGTGCAAGGATCAAGAGTACATCGGCAACGGCTTTGTCAAGGTCTCCAAGATCGAGATCGAGAGCTACATCGAGACGATGAAGCTGCCGAACCCGGCGGACTGGCTCTACGGAGTGCTGAAAGACATGGACCCCCTGGTCTCCCAGGGGCCTGTCCTGCGCGACATCATCGGGAGGATGCAAGATGGGTGAGCACTACGACATCGGTGGTGGTCGAGAGCGATACATGGCCGACAAGGCCAAGAGGTTTCGAGAGAGTAACAAGCTCCTTGAACACACTATCAATCTAAACTTGAAGGCAGCGGTCGAGTCCGCGCAGAGGAGAAAGAAGATGACACACTACGAGGATGACCGCAGCACTTACGAGGCTGGCATCAAGAGCAAGGCCAACGAGAAGCAAGTCGGCGGGAAGCACTACAAGTCTGGCTATCAGCACTGGGACCTGGTGCTGGACTTCGGGCTCCACTACCTGGAGGGCTGCTCAACCAAGTACGTCACGCGGCGCAAGGGCAGCCGGGGCGAGGACATCGGCAAGGCGATCCACTACATCGAGAAGCTGATGGAGGAGCTCACCGCGCGCAACTTCCCCATCCGCATCGAGGGTCGACTGTCCAAGGAGACCGACTCGTTCCGTGAGATGAAGCTCAAGGAGTACGCGCTCGCCAACAACCTCACCTTCCGTGAGCATGTGATCATCAAGAACATCGTCTATCACATGGACTACGACCAGGCGCTCGCGCACATGAAAGAATTGCAGAAGGAGGTTTGAAATGCCAATTCGTGACGGCAACATGCCGATTCAAATGCCGCGTCATCGCAAGCAAGCAGAGTGCGACAAGAGCAAGACGCAGAGAATCAAGTGGCGGACATCTACCATCGGTCAGCTCGCCAAGGTGATCGCCCACGCGGCTGCAGTCTCCAAGGCTGGCAGCCAGGACGCTCTCCTGCGGAAGCGGGATTGGGCCAAGGAGTTCGGTGTCACAGGAGCCTACCTCCTGCATGTCACCTTGTTCTTCCTGCCTCAGTTCGAGCGGGAGATGGAGCGGGCCTACCCCGAGATCAGCCCCAGTGAGCGGATGGTCGTGGTTGCGAGGCAGCTTCGGCATCGAGTGTACTACATGTATCACAAGGACGAGGATGTCGCGACACTGACGGGCAAGCATGCCATCCCGCAGATCAGCGACGAGCATCCGCAGCACGCCTTGATCACCAAGACCAGGTGCTTCACTCCCGAGAACATCGAGCTCGGTGAGCGTATCTGGGCCAGGGGCCTCCCGTATCGCCTGGAGAACTAATGGCCAAGAAGTCGACAATGCGCAGCGTGGGCGGGCTTCAACTCCCGCTCATCGCTCCTGAGTGCACGTGGAAGATCCCGAGCCTCTCAGACCTCCCGCCTGATTGGAACGTCTCGAAGCGAGTCGGCTTCGACGTGGAGACCAGGGACGAGGACCTGAAGACGCTGGGCATCGGCGTGCGCCGTCCTGGGAACTACATGGTTGGCTACAGCTTCGCCTTCGAGGACGGGCCGAGCTACTACGTCCCGCTCCGTCACGAGGGCGGTGGCAACATGGAGCACACCGAGGCGGCTCTCCAGTATCTCCGCGACCAGACTCGGAACTACAAGGGCATCGTCGTCGGGGCGAACATACAGTACGATCTCGACTACCTCATGGAGGAGGGCGGGAACTTTGACCAGGCCAAGTGGATTCGAGACGTCCAGATCGCCGATCCGCTCATCTACGAGCTCCACCAGTCCTACTCCCTCAAGTCCATCGCCGAGCGCCTGAGCGTCGGCACCAAGGACCAAGCCATGCTGGAGGAGGCGGCGCGGGCCTACGGTCTGGACCCCAAGAACGGCCTCTGGCGCCTCCCTGGGCAGTACGTGGGGCAATACGCCGCCACCGACGCGGCCCTCCCTCTGACTATCCTGCGCCTTCAGGAGCGGCGCATCGACGCTATGGACCTCTGGGACATCTACAACCTGGAGTCCCAAGTCACGCCCGTGCTCGTGAAGATGAGGCGGCGGGGCATCCGGATCGACTTCCAGCAGCTCGAGACCATGGAGAACTGGGCCTCGGAGGAGGAGCACAAGGCTCTGAACGAGGTCGAGCGGATCACTGGCTACCAAGTCGGCTTCGGCAACGTCTGGAAGTCGGAGGCGATGGCAGAGCCTCTCCGGAGGATCGGCCTCACAATCCCGGTGACGGCCCAGGGGAAGGACTCGATCGACAAGGACTTCATGTCCGGGATCGACCACCCGGTGGCCAAGCATCTGGCTCGCGCCCGCAAGGTGAACAAGCTGAGAACGACCTTCGCCGCGTCCGTGCGACGGTACATGGTCAACGGTCGCATCCACTGCACCTTCAACCAGATTCGCGGCGACGAGGGCGGTGCCCGGTATGGTCGCCTCTCCTGCTCGGACCCGAACCTCCAGCAGCAGCCCTCGAGAGACGAGTTCGCCAAGCCCTGGCGGAAGAGCTACCTCCCCGAGGAGTGGGGCCTCTGGTGCTCGAACGACTACAGCCAGCAGGAGCCTCGATGGACGACGCACTTCGCCGCGTCGTTCCCGTTCGACCACGCTCATATTCGAGAGTCAGCTCTCAGGGCGGCCAAGGTCTACAACGACGACCCGAACGCTGATAACCATGACATGATGACCCGCATCGTCTTCGGTGACGAGTGGGTGGCCCAGGCCGACAAGGACGCCTACAAGGCGGCGCGGACGAGCTGCAAGATCATCTACCTCGGCCTGTGCTACGGCGAGGGCGGGGCCAAGCTCTGCGATGACCTCGGCCTCCCGACGCGGTACGCGGTGGCCTACAAGGATGTCAACCGGACGCGCGTGATCGAGTACTTTGAGACCGAGGCCGACGCCTTCCGCCGGAACAACGAGGTGGCAGGCTTCTGCTGGCGCGCGGCTGGCGAGGAGGGACAGCGCATCCTCGACCAGTTCAACGAGAACGCGCCTCACATCGGAGCTCTGGCCAAGGAGGCCACCAAGATCGCCGATGGCCGAGGCTACATCACCACCATCCTCGGACGCCGCCTCAACTTCGAGCCAGAGAGCGGTGGCAAGGGTGGCTACAGGTGGACTCACAAGACCCTGAACCGCATCATCCAGGGCTCCTCGGCCGACCAGACCAAGAAGGCCATCGTCGAGATCGACCGGGCCGGGCATTTCGTCCAGCTCCAGGTCCACGACGAGATTGCCTGCACCGTCAAGGATGAGAGCGAGGCGCGGGCCATCGCGGATATCATGCGCACCTGCGTCCCGGCGCTCGTGCCGTTCAAGGTTGACACAGAAATCGGCTCCTCCTGGGGCCATAGCATGGGATGAGGTGAAAATGATCTCGCTTGAAGAATACCAGCAGTGGATGAAGTACGCGAAGCCAGGAGACTGGATCACGTATCATCGCGGTCCCCACCTGTTCGGGATCAACGCGAAGAAGAAGGACGCGGCCAACGAGGTCTACAAGGCGGCCATGGACGGAGAGCTTTTCGTCGCCCAGAGGCGAGTCGCAACCGAGAAGCCGGGCATCTTCGAGTTCGAGTATCGTGCGATGAAGCTCAACACAGACCTCAAGAAGAAGGCCAAGGCATGGGACCGATAGACAAATGGGACCTCAGATTCCTGAAACTAGCAGATCACGTGGCTCAGTGGAGCAAAGATCCCAGCACGAAAGTGGGGGCAGTGATCGTAGACCGCGAGCGCCGGGTGATCTCCCTGGGCTACAATGGCTTCCCTCGTCGAGTGCACGATCTCGAGGAGCGATACAGCACGAGAGAGCTGAAGTACGAGCTTATTGTGCATGCCGAGGCGAACGCCTTGCTTACCTCTCCGAGCTCAGTGATGGGCTGCACCCTGTATACAACCCCTCTCCCTACGTGCGCCCGGTGCGCTGGTCTAGTGATTCAAGCTGGAATCGCTCGAGTGGTGTCAATGACAAAGAGTGACAGCAATATCAACTGGGCCACCTCTTGCGACTTGGCATCACAGATGTACGAGGAAGCAGGGGTAGAGTTCAAGGTCTATGTCACAGAGGAGAGGCTTGTTGGATGAGCGAGCAACATATGCGAAAGCGCGTGCTCCAGTGGCTGAAGCCCTTGGACGCGATCCCAGTGGAGAACCCTGCGCAGCCTGGGACGCCAGACGTGAACTACGCCGAGGGCTGGCTCGAGCTGAAGAAACTGACAGGGTGGCCGAAGCGGCGAGAAGATATCGTCACCTGCCGCCACTTCACACCTCAGCAGCGAAACTGGCTCTTTCTCCGGACGCGCAAAGGAGGAAACGCTTGGCTTCTGCTCCAGGTTAAGAATGAGTGGCTGCTCTTCCACGGGGCAGACGCGGCGGCCTACTTCGGCAAGGTAGATAGGGAGACCCTTAAGAACCTCGCCACGCGATACTGGCCATCCGGCATGAAGGCCGAGGAGTTGAGGGCGAAACTGAAATCATGACTGACGTCAAGCCAGACATCGATGCGACGCTGGCATTCCTGGCTCGCTTTGAGCCTGAGGGGCCGTGGTCGCTCTACGCGAAGACCGACAACAACAAGTTCATCGTGGACACCTTCCATCCGGGTCAGGAGGACAAGGTGCGCGCGTTCATGGAGAAGCACGCGAGCACGTGCAACATGTATGTTGCGATCAACCCGCCGATCACCGACCTCCAGAAGAAGGCCAAGCGCGAGGACTTGAAGGAGATGAGGTGGCTCCACGTCGACGTGGACAGCCGCGCTGGCGAGGAGCTCGAGGACGAGCTCTTCAGGATCAAGACGCTGATGGGCGAGAAGCGCCCGGCCATCCTGCCAGAGCCTACCATGGTGATCTACTCAGGCGGTGGCTACTGGGGCCTGTGGCGACTCGAGGAGCCCGTGCCGATCAACGGCTCGGTGGCCACCTGCGAGGATCTCCACCTCTACAACATGCAGATCAGCCAGCTCCTCGGTGGTGACAACTGTCACAACCTCGACCGGATCATGCGTCTCCCTGGGAGCATCAACTTCCCGGATGAGAACAAGCGGCGGAAGGGCCGCAAGGTCACACTCACCACGGTGGCCGAGGCTCGCGACGTCAGCTATCCGCTGGATCGCTTTGTCAAGGCGACACCGCTCCAGACCAAGGACACTGGATTCACCAGCGTGTCCAATCCCGGCATCAAGGTCGACATCAGTGGCAACGTCGCAAAGGTGTCCGGCCCAGAGGAGCTGGATCAGTGGAAGGTGCCGGATCGCATCAAGCTCATCGCATGGCGCGGCCGAGAGGGCGGCGTCGAGATCCACGGGCCGAAGGAGGGCGACAACAGTCGAAGCGCCTGGCTATTCGATGGCGTCTGCGGATTGGTGAAGGCCGGGGTGCCAGACGAGACCATCTACTCCATCCTCATGGACAGCGAGTGGGGCATCAGCGAGTCGATCCTCGACAAGGGCAGCGCGGCCCAGAAGCACGCGCAGCGCACGATCGAGCGAGCCAAGCTCTACACGAAGGACCCCATCCTCGCTGAGATGAACGACAAGTTCGCAGTGATCTCATCCATAGGTGGTCGCTGCTTGATCATCGAGGAGATCTACGACGACAGCCTCGACCGCTACCGTCTGGTGAAGCAAGGCTTCGATCACTTCGGCAATCGCCACAAGCATCGCAAGGTCGAGATGCAGGGCAAGGATGGCCCTCTCTACATCCCCCTGGGAAAGTGGTGGACCGAGCATCCCGATCGTCGCCAGTACGAGAGCATCGTGTTCAACCCCGAGCGCGAGGACCCGAGCAAGTACAACCTCTGGCGCGGCCTCGCCTTCGAGGCTCGTCCTGGGGACTGCAGCCTCTACCTGACTCACCTGAAGGAGGTGGTCTGTGGTGGGAACGAGGAGCACTATCAGTACCTGCTCAAGTGGATGGCACGCGCCGTCCAGTACCCTGGGTCCCAGGGAGAGGTTGCCATCGTGCTGCGCGGTGAGCAGGGAACGGGCAAGGGCATGACGATCAAGATCTTCGGTCGCCTGTTCGGTCGCCACTTCCTGCAGATCTCCGACAGTAAGCACTTGGTCGGCAACTTCAACGGCCACTTGCGAGACGCGGTGCTGGTCTTCGCCGACGAGGCCTTCTTCGCAGGCGACAAGAAGCACGAGTCCATCCTGAAGACGCTGGTCACCGAGCCCCACCTCATGATCGAGTCCAAGGGTGTCGACGCCGAGATCGCCGCCAACTGCATCCACCTCATGATGGCATCAAACTCGAACTGGGTCGTGCCAGCGGGTGATCACGAGCGGCGCTTCTTCGTGCTCGACGTCAAGAACACCCATCGCCAAGATCGCAACTACTTCAAGGCGATGATCAAGCAGATGGAGAGCGGTGGCTACGAGGCCCTGCTCCTTGAGCTGAAGAGCATGAAGGTCGGTCGAGACGACTTCGACGTGACGAGTTTCCCAAGGACCAAGGCCCTGAGCGAGCAGCAGGACTACACGCTCACCTACGAGGAGAGCTGGTGGTACGAGAAGCTGAAGTCAGGCGATCTCCTCGAGGGGAAGCCGGGCTGGCCGGATCACGTGGTGAAGGATGCCCTGTTCGAGGATTGGATCCAGCATGCCAAGCGGCTGAACATCCAGCGGCGCGGGACGCAGACTGCTTGGTATCACTTCCTCGCTCGTGAGATTGGCACTCTGGCCAGCAAGCAGCGCCTCGTGACGGTGAAGGACTACGACGAGCGCGGTGTCGCCACGGTCCGGAAGGAGCGCAAGTACACGCTGGAAATGCCCTCGCTGGCTCGCTGCCGGGAGATCTGGGACAGCAACCATGGCGGACGAAACTGGGCTCAGGTCGTGGTTGAGCCGCCTCCCGAGCTGCCGGACACTCTTCCAACCAAGAGCCCATTCTAGTCAACCCAAGCCCATTGCCCAGCGAACGTCACCGTGGCACGCTGCCCTGGTAGTTAAGGAGTAAGGCTATGAGCAGTGAGTTGACGAACACGCTCCGGTATCGAGAGGAGTGGCTCCACGAGGGAGTCAACATGATTCGCCCGTGGTTCAAGGATCGGAACAAGCCGATCTCCGAGAAGATCTTCATCAGCTGTGGCTTCCCCAAGGGGCGTCACGGTCGAGGCCGTGCCATTGGCCAGTGCTGGCCGCCGCAGGCCACGAAGAACGGCGTGGTGCAGATGTTCATCTGCCCGACGCTGGACAACCCGGTCGAGGTTCTGGCCACGGCGGTGCACGAGTGCTGCCACGAGGCGTGCGGCAACGAGTGCGGACACAAGGGGCCGTTCAAGGAGCTCGCCCTCTCCCTGGGCCTCGCAGGCAAGATGACAGCCACCTACGCCGAGGAGGGCACGCCCCTCCACGACGCCCTGAGCTCGATCGCCGAGAGCCTCGGTCCCTATCCCCACTCTGGCATGATTCTCAAGACCAAGGAGAAGAAGCCGAGCAAGTGGATCCGGCTCCAGTCCCGCATCATCGAGGAGTACACCCTGGTCATTTCCAAGGACTCCATAGACGCCCACGGATGGCCTGTGGATCCCCACGGGATGGCGCTGGTTCCCAAGAAAGAGTGGGAGTGGGACGGCGGACGCCCGATCCCAGGGACAGAAGATGACAACTAAGTTGATACGCTGCGAAAGCTGGGGGCCTATAGTGGGCCTCTTTATAGGGAGTTGTAATGACTGATTCGCTTACGTTCAAGCTCTTCGCCGTGTATCTGCTTATCGGCATGTGCATCTCACTGGTGGGCGGTGGTTGGCGGCCACACAACGGGAGTCGGCTGGCTGGCATCGTCGCTGGCATCGCTGGCACTCTACTGTGGCTGCCAACCATCATGGCCTTCACCATCTTCGGCACGCCCAACAAGCGAGTCGACGAGTGAAGCGCCGTCCCCAGGACGCCCGGTGGCTCGGTAAGATGGCCGAGCTCCTGAGGGCAGACGCGATGCAGGTCCGCGAGAGCGAGGCCGTGCACCAAGGCTACAACACCCCCGCCGACGCCAAGCGGGCGGCTCGCAGAGCTGTTCGCGCGGTGTCGAAGGCGGCTCGAGATGGGGGCAAGCGCCCCCCAACCCACCTGCAGCGCAAGGTCGCGCTGTTGGTTCCACTAGTGAAAACCAAGGAGAAGCAAGATGGGTGACAACCCGAGTGTCGTGATCGACGAGGACTGGCAGCCGCCGACAGCGGTCTCCAACCTCCCCTGGGACAAGCTGGAAGTGGGCCGTGGCTCATTCCGCGTGAAGGGCACCAAGAGCTCGCAGCTCTCGTCTGCTCGTCAGCGGGCAGAGCGCGAGCTCGGCCGCCAGTTCAAGACCAAGGTGGTGATCGAGGACAACGAGTCCTGGATCCGCGCCTGGCGCGTGAAGTGAAGCGCGCGCTCTTCAACGCCTGGATCTCGGCCCTGCGCTCCGGTAACTGGAGACAGGGCCGATACCAGCTTGAGAGTCGTGACGGTCATTTCTGCTGTCTCGGCGTTCTCATCAGGAACGACCGCTGGAGCAAGTTTGAGCGGCGAGCCCACCCCGCGTCTGGAATAATGTTCCGCGACCGGGAGGGTGTGCAGTTCTATGCTCATCCGAGTCTCGACTATCAGCAGCAGGCAGGGATCGATAACGATCTCGTGTGCAGGCTGATCGACATGAACGACCTTCACGAGAAGACATTCGTGGAGATCGCCGACTACCTGGAGTCAATCAAGGAGACCTTCGTTGATGAAGAGAAAGTTGCTTGAGCTCCTGGGCGCTGTCCCAGAGCAGGCGTTGAACAACGCCATCGATGCCAACCACGCGCTGCTGAAGCGAGTGGAGAACTTGCGACACGAGCTCGACGCGGAGAAGCTGGTGACCGACCGCTTCATCTTCGCCGACTCGATGGACAAGAGCCTCGACGTGGAGATGAAGACCAACTACGTCGACCGATTGGACGTCACCTGGAAGTGGGGAATCGAGCGCCTCAGCATCCCCATTCCGCGCAACGGCCTCACTGGAGACGATCGGGAGAAGCTCAAGCAGCGTGTCAAGACTGCGATGCTGACCCGGCTTGTCAACGCCATATCCGGTATAGGAATCTCAATCTCTACTGGAGCTCACAATCATTCCGACGGGGAAGGACAAGATGTCAAACAATCAGCTGACACCAGCTCAGGCAAAGGTCGTGTGGGAAAGAATATTTCCAAACACACCCTTCCCTCCGATCGGATGGCCACTGCTGTTCCAGTCTCTCGAAAGACAGCATCCAATGCGTCTCGGGTTCGAGGTCGGAAGGCTGCTGCATCCAAGCAAGTACATCGAGCTCGAGGTGGCAAAGCCTCCAGCTCCAAGCGGAGTGTGAAGGGCTAGGTCCTCTTGCCTCGTCCCAGAGCATCCCTGCTAGTCGCGCGCCCCTCTCCCGGCCTACGCCGCCATCCTAGAGGGTGGAAGGCTAATCCTGCGAGAGGGGCCGATCTAGGCAGCCATGGCTGCTGGATTCAGCGACCGCTAGATCCCAGTCTTCTGCGATCTAACCGCCCAACCCGGTTGTCCCCTGATTGTCAGGGGGCCACCATAGTCTCACATCGGCACTACCGCCGAGAGGAAATGGAGCGAGACATGGAATATACAATCAAGATGGTCAAGACTCTGGAGCCGAAGCGCATCCAAGATCTTGTCATCGGCTTCGTCGAGAGCGGCTACTCCCCCTGGTGCCAGAAGGTCCGGTTCTTCTCCTGGGACGAGAGCAACGAGCCTCACGAGGTTCCCTATGGGACAGTCATCGACGACAGCGCCGACTTCTTCAAGACGCGCTGGAGCATGGAGCTCCTCGTGGAGAATCCCAAGAGCGACGGGCCTGACTATATCACCGTGCGCGTGGGCTGGAAGAAGCTGAAGTGGGCCTTCGAGCGCGAGGCGATCCGGAGGCACGTGAGCGACTTCCTCGACGAGAACGACGACGCGAACACATACGACTGCATCATCCAGACGGCAGTCTTCAAGGAGGTTGTCTATGGCTGATGTCAAGTACCCACACATCACCGTCCAGCTCACAGGCGAGGACGGGAACGCCTTCTTCATCATCAGCCGCGTGCGCGTGGCCTTGAAGAAGAACAAGGTGCCCCAACCAGAGATCACGGCCTTCATGAACGAGGCCATGAGCGGTGACTACCAGCACGTCCTATCAACTGTTCAGAAATGGGTGAACGTCCAATGACACAGCTTCCGAAGATTACCACAGATCGCATCAACAGTTTCTTGGAGAAAGCCAGGGTGGCAATGATCCAGGGAGCAGAGCACGGGATCAAGATTGGCCAGCGCGACGTTGAGATGAATATCTCCATTCGAGAGAGAATCCCACTCACAGAGCGACCAATCATATCCGCCTACACATTGATGAGCCTGTTGCTCAAGGGCAGGTTCCGGCCGATGACCGCTGACAGAAGGCAGAGCTTCCAAGGAGCAGAGGGCCACACCTTCTACTACGAGACAGCGGATGACTTGATCGTGGCCGACTTGTGTAATGGGTGCACGACCTTCGAGATCTACGACGCCGACAGCGTCGAGTCTGGTGCCCGTCAAAGTCTCCAACTCTGGCACGACAATCTAGACTCGGAGCTAGCATCGCTCCGGACAACCCCCTAGTCCTGAGATTATCAGCGGGGCAAGCTAGTCACAGTGGCACTTCCGCCACATGGAGGACATGATGAAGTACCGTTTGATCTACATTTGTCGAGAGGAGCGTGGAGGCCGTGCTCAGTGCGTCTACGATCGCGACTGGGAGGGGCTCGACTTCGCGAAAGGCTTCTGCGCCTCGTACCACCAGATGTTCGGTCATCAGCACCTTGGCGTTCCTCACATCCTCGATGTGAAGCACGGGATCTGGTACTGGTGGGATGGCGTCGCCTTCCAGGACGTCTGCGGCGA